GATCTACAGGTTGTGGTTCTCGACCAGACCGCACGCTCGGTCAAGATCACAGTCAACTTCACGCTGGCGGGCGACGGCGCAACCGGCAAGCCCTGGAAGGCCGACTGGGGCGATGGTCGCATGAACACCTACGCAGCCGCGACCAAGACCGTCACCCAGACCTACGCCAAGGATGGATCGTACAGGATCGAGGTTCAGGACCTCAACGGCGACACGCGGACGCACCGTGAGGTCACGGTCGGCAAGGAGCCGTACAAGACCTATGACCCCGAGAAGATCCTGCCAACGATGAACGAGCGCTACCAGCGCGAGGCCGCCAAGGCCGGCAGGATGGGCTACGCCAAGCGGTACATCGGGTGACCTGATGCCAGCGCGGTCACAAAAGCAGCGGGCCTGGGCATTCGGCGTCAAGGGCGCAGCCTGGGCTCGCAGACACCATTTCGACAACAAGGGCAAGCTGCCCAAGTACGTCAAGGGGAGCAAGTCCAAGAAGCGCCGCAAGGGAGGGCGCAGAAGGCGCAGGTGAGATGGGACTCGTACTAGTCATAGTCGGGCTTGTGCTCCTGTTGCTGGGTTACTTCCTGATTGGATTGATCCTGATCATCATTGGGATCTGTCTATTCTGGGCGCCCGGGCCGGTGTACGGCTACGGCTACTGGCGTGACCGACGGAGGCCACCGCCATGAGTCGTGCACTTGATCTCTCTCGTACAATCAAGGCGGCAGCGGCAGCAACCCTCTCGATGGCAGAGTTGGTTGATGTCGAGGATGTCGAGATTGTCCAGACCGGCATCGAGTATCCGTTGGCCAGCGGTCCCAGGACCTTCACCGTCAACGATCTGTCAGATATCGTGTCTTCGCAGGATGACCCCGCAGTCAAGACCCCGCGGCTGAAGTTGGGTCACGAGGCGGATATCGGCATCCTCGAGGATGGTCAGCCTGCCATCGGCACTCTCCAGAATCTCAAGCTTGATCAAGACGGTCATCTTGTTCGCGGGAACTACACGCAGATCCCAGCATGGCTGGCTCGGGTTCTGCCAAGCGCATATCCGGCCCGTTCAATCGAGGCCGCAACTGAAGTGGAGACTCCAACCGGCCACCACTGGCGCGTGGTCTTGACGGATCTGGCGCTCCTGGGCGTCGTATGGCCGGGCGTAAGCACGCTCGACGACATCAAGGCGCTGTACTCCGTCGATGGACCGGACAACATGCAGGTTCTGTCAACAAGAGGGGAGGTAGAGGCAGTGTTCGGCGCAAGCCTCGCTGCGTCTGGTCGGATTGCCGGCCAGGTGGACGTGGATGAGATTCTGCGCTCGTACCGCGAGCAGAAGTCACCCGATCAGTTCTGGTGGTGGGTCCGCTCGATGTACATGGATCCCAACGAACTGATCGTGGAGGACGAAGACAGCGGTGAGCTGTATCGAGTCCCCTACACCGTCAGTGGCGAGAAGGTGGATTTCCAAGATCCCATTCCCGTCAAGATCAAGTACGTAGACAAGCCCAAGCCCAAGGAGAAGGAAGCAGCCGCACTGGCCGCGACCGCCGCCTGGGAGAGCCTCCATCCGACGGCTCGTCGCAGGGCGCTCTACGCAACACGAGAGGAGTTCAACCGAGTGGGTGCGAACGGCACCGAGTTCGACCCCATCGCGCTTCGCAATGCGCTGGGGCTGGAGGACGACGCCACCGATGAGGAGGTGCAGGCAGCCCTTGGCGCAGCCGGGTTTGTCGCACCACCTGGCCAGGAAGTGCCCTCGGCACCTGCCGCCGCTCCGCGCGCACCGGCAGCCGAGCAGCCTGGCACATCGGCGTCGGGTACTGCGGCAACACCGCCCGTAGCTCCCGACAACACGGCGCCGTCTGGGCCAAACGACCCTGCGGTCGCGCAGCCCACGACGACGCCTGCGGCGGCCTCACCGACACCCGCCGAGCCCGTTCAGGCCAGCGATGGCACTGTGCGGCTCGACGCGGAGACATACCGTACCCTCATGACGGGCGCCCAGCATGGCTCGCAGGCGTTCGCCCGACAGAACAGGGAAGACCGCGACCGCGTCATCATCGATGCCGTGGCCGACGGCAAGATCCCACCGAGTCGGGCTGAGCACTGGGAGCAGGCCTGGGAGCGCGATCCCGATGGTACGCGGACGCTACTGACGGCGTCCGTCGAGCAAGGCGGACTGGCGGCAGGGCTGCTGCCGGTTGGCGACCCCATCGGCGCAGAGCACCCGACGGAAGACCTCACGGTCGATGCGTATCCGGCCGAGTGGCTGCCTGAGGTTCAGCAGCGAGGAGGGCAGGGCTGATGACCAACACCACCAACCTTGCCGTTCCGTACTACGAGCCTGGCAGTCGCATCACCGGGCGTGCCACGACCGCCAAGGTCATCGGCAAGACGTTCGTGGAGATTGCCGCCACCAAGGACCCTGGCTCACGCGGCCTCGATCCTGATCCCGGCGGCACGGGCGGCAACGTCCGCATCCAGCCGGCAGGTGCTGGCTCCACGAAGGTGTTCGGCGTGGCCGAACACGATGCCGAAGTCGGGTACACCACGACCGTCTTCACCGACGGGTTCGTGGTCCCGATCACGGCGGCAGTCGCCATCACGGCGGGTGACCGAATCACACCAGCGGCGGGCGGTCAGGCCGGCAAGGTCGCGACCACCGAGCCCAACTGTGGGCTCGCTCTGGCCGATGCCGCAGTCGGCCAGGACGCCATCGTCCTGCTGCGGCTCTAGGAAGGAGGTGAGGGAATGTACACAGGAGTGACAGAACGACAGCTGGAAGCCTTCTGCCGGTACGAGGGTCTGATCCGCGGTTCCAACCGCCAGATGCAGGCCTGGGCCGCTGCGGCAATCGCGGCCAACCGGGGCGGTGCGCTCGAACGGCGCCGTCAGGCCCAGCTCCACAACGGTGGACGTCGCCGCATGTCGGCCGCCACGACGTATCCGATGCCGACGACCCACCCACTGGGTCCGCCGTCGGTCGCCGGCACGAGCATCACCGTGCCGACGATGCTCAACCAGCCGACGCGCATCACGCGGATGATCATGGATCTGACGCAGGAGCGGTTCATCGCGGATCGCATTTTCGCGTCTGGCGGCGGGGTCACCGGTGGCGCCGTCGTCTACGACGTCGTTCAGGAGAACGAGCTGTACACGAACAGGGATGTCGAGCAGGTGGCACCTGCCGGCGAGTTCCCGCTCGTGACGACAGAGCAGCTCGTGCCGAACGTCGCTGAGGTGGAGAAGTGGGGCGGCAAGACGTTCATCACGGACGAAGCCCGTGACCGGAACGACACCGCCAACTTCACCCGCCTGATGCGGCAGCTGGCGAACACCATCGTCCGCAAGCTCAACCAGCGGGCGATGAACACCCTCAACGCTGCCATCGCAGACGGCAGCCGCGACGTCATCGGCAACGACTGGGCGTCGTACGACCCCGAGACAGATCCGCCGCAGGAGTCACCCGCGTATGACTTCGGTCGCGCGAACATGCAGGCGGACAACGAGGAGATGGGGATCGAGTACAACCTGTGGCTCATCAACCCGCAGGAGTCGCTCGCCCTCACCGCCATCTACGGGCCTGCCCTCGGCGCGCCCGGGATGCCCTCGTTCTACAGCACGCCACGAGTGGCCGCAGGTGAGGCGTTCGCAGTGGCTGAGCGTCAGGTTGGCCAGATGCGGACGGAGAAGCCGCTCGGCACCGAGACCTGGCGCGAGCAGAAGACAGAGCGGACGTGGGCGCAGTCCTCAGTCCGCCCGCTCTGGTTCGTGGACAACAAGTTCGCGATCCTGCACTTCAAGGGCCTCGACGGCACTCCGTAGCCATGGCCCTGGTCACGATCAAGCACGCTCAGTTCCTGTACTACACGGAACGTGAGTACACCGACCCGCTCTCTGGCGAGAAGAAGACACGGCTCAGTCGACACATCGCCCTCCGGAACCAGTCGGTCGACATCCCGCGCGATGAGGATCTAGAGCGCGGGGAAGCAGTCGGTGCTTTCATGACCGCAGCTGACGAGACAACGGCGGATGAGGTGGCTGAGGACGAAGCCACCTCAGAGCCGCCGCTCGACAGCAGCGAACTCGACTTCAGCAACCAGGATGAGCTGGTGGCCTACCTCAAGGAGAACAAGCCGACGGTGGTCGCAACGGTCGCTCTGGCTGAGAATGATCCTGAGCAGGCCGAGGCGCTCATGGAAGCTGAAGAGATCGCATCCGGCGGGCAGCCTCGCGCCGGGGTCATGAGCGGACTGCAGAAGATCCTGGACTCGGAGGAATAGTGTCCACGCCCCCTGATATCACCCGCCCGCATCCTGACGAGTGTTACCCCACCGTCGATGAGGTGGGTGCGTTCTTGCGGGCACGGACACAAGACGACGATGACCAGGAAATCGGGACTTTCACTCCCGATACACGTCCAACAGACGACGAGGTTCAGAAGCTGATCAACAGGGCTGCCGGCGTGGTGTATGGGACTGTCGGCAGCCCAAACGACTGGACATGTTCTTCATCTGCTGACATTCAGGATCAAGCGAAGTCGTGGATCATCCTGCTTGTCTGCATGCTGATCGAGTTGTCGTACTTCCCTGAGCAAGTGCGCTCGGATCGGTCAGCGTTCCAGGGCTACAAGGACTTGTGGGATGACGAGACGGTTGGCTTCAATGTCTTCCGTGAAGCGGCAATCGCGTGTGGCGGGACTGGGACTGATCCCGAGGGTGGCGCCTCCGCCGCATTCCCCAGCTTCGCCTTCCCAGTTGACATCGGCGGCATGGTGGGCTGGCAGACCAGCTGGTAATGGCCGGCACTCGCTTCCAAGTCAAGACTTATGGCGCTCGCCTCGTGGAGCGTCGGCTCAACAACATGGCCAATCTTGCGGAGGACATGCGACCTGCGTGGCCAGCCGTCACTGCGGTGGCGGCGCGCGGTATCAGGAACAGCTTCTCCAAGCAGGGTCCGGGCTGGGCTCCGCTACGGGACAAGACGATTCGCAGCCGCATCGCTGAGGGCTATCCGCCCGGTCCCATCCTCACCAAGTCGGGCAGGTATCGCAAGGCCGCCACTCAGCCCCGGCCTGTTGGGACATCCTCGACGTTGACGCTAATGATCGACGTCACATACGGCGAGTACCACATGACTGGCACTGCGCGGATGCCTGCGCGCCCGATCAAGATCAGCAAGTTCTACCAGAAGGAAATGGCTGCTGTCATCAGGATCAAGTTGATGGAGGCGTACACAGGTGGCTAATCAGTTCGCCCCCAATCTCGCAGACACCGCGCCTGAGCTGGTATTCGGGCAGCTGCTCGGACAGCACTCAGTTGATGAAGCAGTCATCGGGATGATGAAGAAGTGGTTGAACACTTATCTGCATGAAGTTGCGCGGCAGGCTGGAGAGAGCTTCAACAGGCTGACTCCCATTCGGTCAGTTAGAGTGGCGACCGATATGGAGAATATGCCCGAGGACCAACATCCTGCTCTGATTCTCTTCAGCCCTGGTCTCCTTGATCCTCCGACCAAGAGCGCGGTTGACGGTCGGACTGGCAAGGCGTACACCGGGAAGTGGGAGTATCAGATTGGCATCCAGGTGGTCGCCAAGGGCAGCAAGCAGACAGCTGTTCCGCGCGCAATCAGACTGGCGTCGCTGTACGCGACAGCGATCCGTGGCGTCATGATTCAGCAGCGCGACACCCCGCCCGATGGCAAGGGCATCCTCGGCATGATTGACTGGATTGATGAGCGTCCGGACGGACTGGAATCGGACTCTGATAGAACTACATGCTTGTATGTGTCCACCTACAATGTCGAGGTGAATGATGTAACCACGTGGGGTACGGGACCAATCGAGCCCGGCTGGCCGCCGGATGAGAGTGAGGACCCGGATTCAGATACTTGGCCTCAGGTTCAGCTAACTGATGTCGAGATCATCAAGGAACCAATTGAAGGAGGGAGTTGAGTAATGCCGCGACCTGGCGTCGATGTCAACATCGTCGAGGAGTTCATTCCGGGTCAGGCCGTCCTCGCAACCGATCAGTCGTTCATGATCGGCATCACGGAACGTGGACCTGTCGGTGAGACGCTGGCCCTACACTCTGGCAAGCAGTACGAGTCGGTGTACGGAAGTCGGGTCATCGATGCTGTTCTCTCGGACAGTGCCCACTCGTTCTTCAACGAGGGCGGAGCAACGCTCTATGTCTCCAGGTACGCCGCTGACGGAGCGCTGTCAGCGGAGGGCGATCTGGGGACGGGGTTGGTCGCAACGGCCAAGGGTCCGGGTGCATGGGGCAACAACCTGACGGTGACGCTGGAGGCTCCCGGCAGCACGCTGCGGGATGCCGCCAAGCCGCTCGGTCCTGATGACCGCGTCGTCGTCGTGGAGGAGAGTGGCGTGGTGAAGGAGCGGTCGATAGTGGTCTCCACTACCGATGCTGCTATCGCCTACGTCAACGCTCACAGCAGCCTCATCACACTCGGCCCCGGCGCAGACAACGTGATGCCCGCTGTCGACACGACGGTCGATCTGGCCGGAGGCGACGACGACAACACGTGGGACGGCGCCACTGTGCGTGAGCTGCTCGACGTGTTCACGTACGCACTCGGACCGGGCCAGGTGTCAGCCCCTGGTCACTACGACACGGACACGCACCTCGCCATCGGCGAGCACTGCGACTCGCATCACCGCTGCGGCATCGTCGATCTGCCGAACACCAACGACCCAACGGTGCTTGCTGCGGCAGTCGGCGCGCTGTACGGACAGCCTGGCTGCAACTACCTGCTCCCGTGCGGGTCGTGGCTGAACTACCCGTACAGCACTGCGCCTGCGACCATCGTGCTGCCGTACTCCGGCATGCAGTCGGGCCTGATCGCACTCGCCGACAAGAAGGGCGATCCGTCCATCGCTGCGGCCGGTGCCGATGGCATCAGTCGCTACGCGCTCGGGCTCACGCAGGAGTACACGGACGCCGACCGGCAGGATCTGAACGAACTCGGCGTCTGCCTCGGCAAGAACGTGTACGGGCAGATCCGCACCTACGGCTACCGCACCGCCGGTGGGCCGGACGAGGACAACTGGCTGTTCTTCCAGGAGAGCCGCGTCGTCATGGCAATCGCGCACGAATGTGACGCCGCCATGGAGGAGTACGTGTTCAAGACCATCGACGGTCGGCAGCACTTGCTCCTGAAGGTCAACGCGGCCCTGACCGGAATCTGCCAGCGCTACTGGCAGGCGAACGCTCTGTTCGGCGAGACAGCGGCGGATGCCTTCCGTGTTGACACCGGCTCGGCGGTGAACACCATCGAGACGATCAAGGCCGGTGAGGTGCACGCACAGGTGCTCCTCAAGACCAGCCGGTTGGCTGAGTGGATCGAAGTCAACCTGTTCAAGAAGTCCCTCGAATCAGTCCTCTAGGGAGGTGATGTAAGTGGCCAACCCGACTCGCCAAGACACCTGGCTAGTGACTCTCTCGCTGGAGGGTCGTGACCTGGGTATCTGGGACAAGAAGTCCGGTGGTGAGATCGACTCGGACGAGAACAAGTACCCGCCAGGTGGCATGCTGGCCGAGATCAGCCTCGGTGGTCGCAAGACCTATGGTGAGCTCACCATGAGCCGCTACTACGACACGCAACGGGATCATCCCATCTTCGGATGGTTCCATTCGCAGGTCGGTGCGGGGCGCGGAGCGATCGGCATGACACCGCTGGACTTCCACGGCAACCCGCAGGGCGCTCCCATCGTTGCGGGCGGGACGCTCAAGACGTACACGCCGCCTGAAGTCGACAACGAGAGCGGCGATGCTGCACTCGTCGAACTGGCGTTCACCATCGACACCTATTCGCCGTGATGGTCGAGATTGCTGTCGGTCACGGCGATGTCAACGAGCCGACTGTGGGCAGCACGGAGGCTGCCCCTGGCTCAATCATCCGTCAACTCCGTGTCGCTGCACAGGCACAGCAGCAGGAAATGATCAAGGACTTTCCTGTTGGCGGCGAATTCAAGAGTGTGCTCCAGATTCGCTACAAGCCGCTGCGCCCGGAGGTAATGGACGATTTCGTCGCCAAGCAACTGCGGTCCGATATCGGGGCCATCGAGCTCAACATGGACTTGATGGCCCGAGCCTGCGTCGCAGTTGTTGGCTGCGATCCATCTACTGGTGAGAAGGAGATTCTGTCTGACGAACGCGGAGCAATCCTCCTGGAGCATCGGCTCGCCGTGCTCTTGGACTTTCCAATTCCACCGGGCGCGACGCTGACGTCGCACGAAGTCATCAACATGCTGTTTGGGTTCAACGGCATGGCGATTGGCGCACATGGCGACATGGTGTCCGAGTGGATGCGTAACCCAGGTGGAGAAAACCTGGGGGAAGGCTAGCCGCTCCATGGATCACGACCCTCGCAGTAGCTGGTCTGATCGGCATTCAGCCGACGGACATTTTGCGAGCCGATCCAATCGAGCGGGACATCTTGCTGGCCATAGTTGCGGAAGGACAGAAGCTCAGCGAAATGCGGGATCGCAACTTGGCTATCATGATCATCAGCGAACTAGCGCGAGCCATGGAGAAGGGTCGCAAGAAGCGCTGAAGCATGGCTGATACTGTTCTCACGATTCTGCGGTTGATGGGGCAGCGGTCCTATGTGTCCGGTGTTCGTGCTGCCTCTACGTCGCTCAAGGGTCTCGATGTCGCGAGCGAGGAAGCAGGTCTAAAGGCTCGCATCCTCGGAGGTTCAATCGCCGGACTGGCGACGCCTTTCAACATCGCGACCGCAGCGGCCAAGCCATTGGTCGGTGGTCTCGTAGTTCTGGGAGCAGTAGCAGCCACGACTGGGCTGAAGTTTGATGCTGCGATGGAGCAGTCGCAGATCGGTATGGAAACGCTCCTCAAGAGTGGGGAGCAGGCCCGGAAGGTCGTCAGCAAGGTTACAGAGATTGCCTTGAAGTCACCGCTGCTAGATGTCGCCGAATCGATGATCTCGGTGCAGCAGCTGCTGGGCGCGGGCTTCAAGACGAAGGAATCAACAATCGCGCTCCAGACGTTCTCTGATACATTGTCCGCTATGGGTCGCGGTCCTGAGCAGCTCTCGCGGCTGACGTATGCGTTCGCGCAGATGTCATCCAAGGGGCAGATCAGCGCTGAGGAACTCAGAGGTCAGTTGGGCGAAGTGTTCCCAGCCTCGCGGTTGCTTGCTCGGGGTCTAGGCATCTCGATGAAGCAACTCAACAAGGACATGAAGAAGGGAGCCATCAAGTCTGCGACTGCACTGCCCATCCTATTGCATGAAATGCAGAAGGAGTATGGCGGGGCAACGAAGAAGCAGGCCAAGACGTTCGCAGGCATGTTGAGCAACTTCAAGGAGAATGCTCGCTATACGCTCGGGATCATGTTCAAGCCCCTCTTCAATACGTTGAAGAAGGACGTGTTCCCGGAGATGAACAACACGCTCAAGGACATCAACCGGATCTGGTCCTTGGACATGTACTCAACTGGTGAGAAATTCACCAAGACCTGGGAGGTTGTCTCGACAAGATTCGGACCCTTGGTCGATAAGATCAAGGACAAGATTTCAAGCATGGATCTGGGTGGCAAGTTGATGAATGCTATCGACTGGGCGCTACCAAAGATCCTCGACAAAATGGGTGCATTTGCGCCCAAGGCCGCTAAGGCATTCGTCACGGCGTGGTGGCATGCAGGCATCTGGGCCAAGCTCTTCACCCTCGGACTGATAAGCTCAAAGCTTGGCCTTTTCAACATTCTTGGATCAAAGGCCGCAGCACGATTCGGTTCAGCCTGGGAAACTGCCGCAGCCGGTCGGCTCGGCGGGGCTGGCACAAAGACGAGCAAGATCGGCAAGGCCGCTACTCTCTTTGGTTCATTCCTTGGTAAGACCATAGGCGTTGCTGCTGCTGCTTATATGGCGATTGAAATTGCCAAGAGTGTTCCGGCTCTGAACCAGTACTCGGGCAAGAAGGGTTGGGGTGAACTCTGGAAGGATCTGAAGCATCGCGCTAAGCAGGCGACTGATTGGGTTGGTAGCGGAAGCAAGAACAATAGGAGTCCACTTTTGGGACCAGCCCCAAAAGGCAAGGCTGGACCATTTGGTGGGGCTAAGCCGCCCGGCAAGATGGCAGCTGGTGGTTGGGCCTCTGGTTGGAACTGGGTCGGCGAGCGGGGTCCAGAGTTGGTTCAACTTCCACGTGGCTCGTACGTCTACCCAAGCGGACAGATTCCTGCTCCGTCGCTCGGTGGAATGTCGTTCCACGTTACTGCGCCGATCTACCTCAAGGGTCGTGAGATTGCGCGGGCAGTCGCGACCGATCAGAGCGACATCATGGCGAGGCGATAGTGCCTACTCGGCGAATGAATCCAACTCCATCCGGCGACGTTCAGCCCGGATATGTCCGGCTCTGGTGCGATGAGCCTTTCTTGGATGCAACGGTGCGGCTGGCTGAGGATCTTCCGCATCTGACGACTGACGAGGGGCCATGGGATATTGTGCCCCGAGCGCAGCAGGTCAGTATGACGATCCCGAAGGGCATGGGGCCATGGCGTTACTCGTTGCCTATCCTTCTGGAGCATCCGGAAGGTTCCATGCGAAGAGTCATATACGCTGGACAAGAGGATCTCATCACTGCGATCAACCGTGTGTGGCGTGGCTATCAGGCTAAGCCGCCGGGCATTCTTCTGATCGAGGGCATCCCCGGGATCATTGATGAGACTGAGTGGGTCATTGACACGATTGAGGAGGGCGACTACATCCGACGCAATTGGGACATGCATCGGATTCGGCAGCAGCTGACGCTCAACTTGATTGAGTTCATTCCGCCCGACTATGCGCCAATGGCCAAGCGTGCGACAGACAAGGGGCGCGGCAAGGTTGTGACCGTCAAGGTCAAGAAGGGTGATACGCCTGCGTCAATTGCACGGCGACGTGGCGTTTCTTGGACGGTGCTCCGAACGCTCAATCCCGGAGTCGTCACAAAGGCGGCTCAGAACCTGAAGGATGGTAGCAAGATCAGAGTGCCGGCTAAGCAGAATGTCAGCCAGCGCAAGTCATCGAGGTCACGATGACTGCAGTCGTCACGCGCATCGCTACTGCTACCAAGTCCAAGCAATCTTGGAGCACAAAGGGCTGGGAGGCAAGCGTTTGGCGCAACGCTAATGACTGGCGCAAGTGGGAGCGCGTCGGGATGGCCCCGACGTACACGCTCGATGATTTGGCACTTGAGTGGGTTGACAAGCGCGTTGACAATCTTGAGCTCAAGGGTGCGATCACATCGGTCAGCATGACGCGCTCGATTGAGCAGGCTACAAACTTCGTTGTTGTTGTGCGCGATCCCGAGGGGCGCATCTTCAATCGCGCAAAGGGCCGTGTCACTCCGCAGAAGACTAAGGCGGCAGCTGACATTGACATCGGCTGGCAGAAGATGCTCCCGCCGAACATGGTCGGGCGTGCTGTCGATATCTACGTTGATGACGTGCCATACCGGCTCTCCAAGGTCGGATACAACTACGGAACCAGCGAAGTGAGTCTGACGTTCGAGGATCGGGTCATCAATTGGCTACGACGCAAGGGTGGTCGGACTGGTCACCCCGGGATTGAGCGCAAGGCTAGCCGCAAGTCAAGTACGCGGGCTGAGTTCATTCTCGCGTTGCTGCGCGAGATCAGGATTGAGACTGTTCCGTTTATCTGTCCTGAGCTTCACAAGAAGCAGCCGATCTCAAAGACCAAGACGGTTGACAACAAGGTCGTCATTCATGCCGATACGGGACGCTCAGGATTCTCAGGCACCAACCTGACCGTCAAGGATGAGCCGGCAAAGGTCGATCAGATCAGGAACGCGGATCACGTTCTGACGCGAGCGAGTCAGGCGGATGGGGCTGACAAGCGCAGCGTAACTGCCTGTATGGCTGCAGTCATTGTCGAGTCGCAGATCCGCAATCTGCGCAAAGGCGACAAGGATTCCCTCGGCATCCTACAAGTGCGAGTCTCGACATCAGGTTCTCGTGACAAGTCGCTAGACATTGACTGGTGCGTCGATCAGTTCATGACCAAGGGTTTCTGGGGCAAGGGCGGTGCCGTTGATGTCGCCAAGAAGCATCCCAATGAGACCATTGGTTGGATTGCGCAACAGGTCCAGGGCTCGGGTGTTCCTGATGCCTATGACAAGTGGTTGAACGAAGCCGAGGCATTTGTCTCAGCCTGGCAAGGTGGCGACCTTCCTGACTCGACGGGCGGCACGTACAACAAGTCTTATCAGTATACAAGGGACAAGGAGGAAGACAGCTGGACGTGCATCCAGAGACTGGCTGATGAAGTGAATTGGCGTTGCTTCATGGTCGGGCGCGCCATGTACTTCATGAGTGAAGATGACTTGTTCCGGCAGCGTGTCCGGTACGTGATCTCTGAAGGTGATCCTGCTTTCATCGACTTGGATTACGACATTGATTGGGGCAAGCCGATCAATGAAGCGACGCTGACCGTTTCGCTCGGGCAATGGGATGCTCCGCCCGGGTCAATCATCCAACTCGATAAGTTCGGCATCCCTGATGGTCGTTGGCTCGTGACCGACATCGACCGGGACTGGTACTCGCCGGTCGCACAGGTGACGATCAAGCAGCCGAGTGCAGCCAAGCCCGAGCCCGCATCTGAGCAGAACACGCGCAATGCTCAGGACACGAGCGATCCGTGGCTTGACGTTGATGCTGACTCGAAGGCCGGCAGGCTGTACACAGAGTGTCAACGAATCTCTGATAATGCAGCACCGTACCTGTATGGAGGTAGTCACGGTCCACCGCTCAGCCAGGTCGCCTCCAACGACCGCATGGATTGCTCATCAAGTTGCTCGCTTGCTTTGTATCGGGCCGGCATGTTCAAGGGCACGACGGCAATCACATCCGGCACATTTGCGACATCTTGGGGCAAGCCGGGCAAAGGCAAGTATTTCACCGTCTGGGCGAATAGCGAGCACGTTTGGATCGAGTTCCACGGAGTTGGTCAAGCGTCGCGCTTCGATACATCAGGGCACGGAGAGGGAACAAGCGGGGATGGGCCGCATCTGCGGATGACGAAGCGGACCGATCAATCACGCTTCACGGCAAGGCACTGGGGCTCTGGAGTTGGCGCTTCTGACGGTGCGATCAATTTGCGCGAGCATCCGTCGTGGGTCGATAAGGATAGGCAGCTACCGCCTGGCGCTCGGCGCGGGCCGTTGCCTGGAGCATAACGATGCCTGATCTCGACCAACTCAACAAGCCGCGCACTCCGGGGATGGCCGCCGAGCGTGAGGTGCTTGAGGGCACACTCATTCAGAGCAATGGTGACTTTTATGCCAAGGTCGATGATAGTCAGGCGTTGTGGGGTCCGTTGATTGGCGGCACCGAGGCAATGGTTGGGGCTGATGTGTGTATCGGCGTTGCGCAGACTGGCCAGCCGTTCGTGCTCTTTCCCTCGGCAGGCGGGACCGCCGCTGATTGTTGCACCAATGTTGATGGCGGCAAGCCTGATTCCGTCTACGGCGGCATGTGTAACGTTGACGGCAACGGCGTGGTGAGGGCCTGATGGCACAGATCATTCAGATGCGTCGTGGAACCGCCGCCGAGTGGACTTCAGCCAACCCGATTCTTGCCGAGGGTGAGATCGGTGTTGAGAAGGATACTTTCAAGTGGAAGGTTGGCGACGGGGTTCAGCATTGGACGCCATTGCCGTACGTGACTGGCGCACCAGGTCCAGCTGGTACACCGGGCGCTCCTGGTCCGACAACAACTTGGAAGGGTGCTTACTCAGGCGTCACAGCGTACGCCAAGTACGATGTGGTCTCGTTCAGCGGCTCAAGCTATATGGCGAATGCCGCAGTGTCTGCCGGGACTGCTCCGCCAGCAGCACCTTGGGTCTTGATGGCGCAGCAAGGGGCGCAAGGCCCACAGGGCAATCCCGGTCCGGCTGGTATTCAGGGTGCGCAGGGCATCAAGGGCGACAAGGGCGACAAGGGCGATACTGGCGCTACTGGCGCTACTGGCGCCACCGGTCCTCCGGGCGTGCCACTCCGGACTGTAGTGAGTTTGCCCGACCCAGGCGTGGCTGGAGATATGGTTTTGTTCGATGGTACAGTTTGGTTCAACGACGGAGTGACTTGGCAGCAGGTCGGGACTGGTTCTGGCGGCTCCAACGCTTTTGCCTTCTTCATGGGGAGATAGCAATGTCAGAGAGTTACAGAGTTCTCAACCAGGTCACGGCGGCAGCAGCCAGTGGTTCTGGCTCGGTTGGAACAATGATCTACAAGGTGCCGAATGGCATGATGGCGATTGTCAAGTCGATCATGTTCCTTCCCGTGACGGCGCTCCCTTGCTACATAACCAGCATCGCAGTTGAAGCAGTCAACCCGCAGAGCAGCTTTGGTCCGATCACTCTGGGTGCGGGCGAGTGGGCTGAATGGGAGGGCTCACTTGCTCTAGATTCGCTTGCCACATTGCGGGCATATCTGGCCAAGGGCGACACTTGCTATGTGACGCTCACCGGCATGGAGATGGATGTCCCGTGACGCTCAATATCTACACCAAGGACGGTCTGCGTAAGGGCTCCGATTACGTCCAGCAAATTGCCAATCTCGACATTTGGCACAATGTCGGAGATGCAGCAACTGGACTCGGGACAGCATTCGCTGCTAATAGTAGCAACTTTTCAGCAAGCGAGATGCCGGTTGGCTTCCGCAAAAGTCAGGATGGTCGGGTTCAGCTCAAGGGTCTTGCTACGATAGCAGCCGGTTGGACTAATACACTTTTTACTCTGCCGTTGGGTTACCGTCCGACAAAGGGCGTCCGCTTTGTTGTGCCAAGTTCAAATGGGCCGATCTTCTGGCAGGTTCTTGATACTGGCGCAGTAGGCTTCTCGGCAGTGACCGGCTATGCTTCGCTTCCTGCAGGGGCGTGGATTGATCTCAATGAGGTTGAGTTTGATCTCGAATCAGTTACGCAGTGGGCCGTTCCTGTTGGGATCTACACGCCGCCGCCTCTGGTCACATCCCTCCCGACAACAGGACTGTACGACGGGCTAGAAGTGTACTACCTCGCGGATGCGGTGAATGGAGTCATCTGGCATTTGCGCTATCGCACCGGCGGCGGAACATACAAGTGGGAAGTCCTCGGTGGGAGCCCACTAGTGGCTGAGGTTATGTCAGGTATCTCACAACCAACATTTCAAACAGATACGTGGGGGTCTGTGACTGGAGACCCGACAATCGTCGCTGCGCTTGCCGGGGAATACAACTTGGATTGGACTGTTGGATCGTTTAGCGTGGGTGCTGGAGCGACGATGCTGACTGGCGTTCAAGTAAACGGTGTTGATCCAGTGGTCGGGAATAATGCCTCATATCACTATATGTCTCTAGCCAATGCATCGGTCAATCTCAAGAATCAGCGCAAGGCACAAGTGAATGCCGGATCAACCATCAGACCGCGCTATCGGCATAATGGCGGCAGCCCATTGACGGTGTCGGTCAACTCCTTGAGTCTCAAAGCGATGCCTGTGAGGGTCGGATGAGCCCGCTAACGATCTATGACTCGCAGGGCCGCGCCAAGCGCGTAAGTGTGACGAGTGGTCGTGCAGCGCCAATTGTCAAAGCACAGAGACTGACTGACTCTGTGGGGATGGCTGTTGGATACAACGGGCCACTTGGCTTCGACGAGCAGGTCGATACTGACAACTTTTTCAACAACCCGCGCTTTCAGCCGACGGTCGCTGGCTGGTATGAGCTCACAGTTGAGATTGTTCTCTCCGGTCTGGGATCTGGCGGTCAAGCAGAACTGTATCTCACACAGAACGATACTGCTGCGGCGAACACTCCGCCAGTTAGCGCTAGCATTCGTGCGTCGGACTACAAAGCAGCGCGCGCAGATGGATGGACTACTCTTTGGGTGACTGCAGCGCTGTACTTCAACGGCACGACCGACTATGCTGAGATCAAGCTCTGGGTAGCGGTTGCCTGCGCACTTCGCGGTGGCGTCTATCGGTCGCAGTTCGAGGCATCTGGTATTACACAGCAGGGTCCGCCTGGTCCAGTTGGTTCGCCACCACGTGTAACATCGCTAACGGCAGGCGTCGGTGGGATGCCTACGATCATCTCGGACGGTCTGGAAGTCTACTTTGTGGCTGATGTTGCCAACGGCGTTATGTGGCATTTGAAGTACAACGCGGGATCAACTAGTCCATACAAATGGGAGCTTGTCGGTGGTCCGCCGCTCGTGGCCACAGTTGTTGGTTCGGATACAGGTGCTGCCGATGGAACATTTCGTGATTATACAACTATCGGTCCGCAGATCGTAACGCCACTCGCTGGTGACTGGGACATTGAGTCAATGGCAAATATATTCAGCGGCGTCGGCCAGAACGATCACTGCGTTGTCGTAAATGGGGTTCAGGAGAATGGACTCTATGCTCAAGAGTATACACCTGCAGGTTCTTGGGCCGTGACAGGAACTATTGTGTGGCGACGACTTGCTGCGGCATCCGGCACAACATTCAAGATGCAGTACCGTGGGTCAGGTGGCGGGACAGGTACGGCGCGTTGGCGCGCACTTCGTATGCGACCGGTGAGGGTGGGCTAATGGAACCTTTGGATCAACTTGTTGCTTGGGGCTACCAGGTCGATCAGAGCCAGGAGGTTGATGGCGTTCCGATCTGGCACATTGCGGGCTACGGCATGAACACGTATGTGCGCGATGATGATGCTGAGACGTTGGAGTCCTTGGCTAACGAGGAAGCGCACAACGATCGCAAGGAGCAATTCGAGAATCCGCAAGGACCTGAACTACCTCCGATGATGGAGCCCAAGGATGGATAGCATTCCGCATCTCGCTTGGCCGATTCGTCACGTCAATGGCAAGTACGTGACTGTTCAACAGGACACCGATACGGAGGTTGCTGCATGTGTCGGAGTGATCGTCAGTTTCCGGCGTGGGTTCAGAATCGAGAAGCTGGACTTCGGCATCCTCGATCCCACGTTCGATACGCAGCCAATTGATACAACTGATCTTCAGCAAGCCTGTACGTACTTCGAGCCGCGCGCCAATGTGGATTTGGAGCAGTGGGAGGAGCCACTCGATCCAGGCCATGTCAACGTGCGATTGAGAGTCACGGTTCCGACAAGCGACGAACTGCCCGAGGAATGAAATGTCAGATCAGACCGGATATGTCCGACTCGACCTGATCGGCGACTTCGACTCGCTGGCGAATACGGGCACGGACTACATGACCGACGTGATCCCGGGTTGGGAAGCAAACCCGGGCAATCCCGACACGGTGATGATTGAGGCGTCCGCCCAGATGGGGGCTGAGGTCATCGATCAGGCATCTGAAGTGCCGCCTGAGGCGATGACGTATATCGGCACGACAATCTACAACATTCCTGCGCAGCAAGGCACGCCTGCCGTCTGCCAGGCAACGTGTACCTTTGCCGTTGACACTCCGGCGGTCACCCTGCTAGCCAATACGCAGGTTGCGGTGCCGCATCCGTCGGGCGAGTCATTCATCTTCTTGACTGACCGAGATCTGATTGCACCGATGGGCGGTGGCGATCTGCCGCTACAGCTAGTTGCAATTGACTCGGGCATTGATGCCAATGGCGCATTCGGCGTCTGCGACATCGTCGAGCAGGTTGACGGCGTTGAACAGATCTATGCCGAGACAGCAGTCGAGGGCACCGACCCTGAGACGGCAATCGAATATCTGAACCGGCTCTCGGACAGGCTCGGCCTCCTCAACACCCACCCAATCCTGCCAGAAGATCACGCGAAGCGAGCACGTCAAATCCAGGGTGTCACTCGCGCAACTGCGATTGACCTCTACATGCCACCGACCAGCGCGAATCCCATTGGTGACACTGACGTACCCGAGTATGTGCCGGCTGGAGCCTCGAACAAGGCGCGCTGCACAACCGTGGCGATTCTCGGTCCTGACTTCGCAGCACCATCAGATGAGCTCAAGACGCTTGTCTACGAGGACCTGGACGCCAACCGTGAGGTGAACTTCCTCAACTATGTGATTGGACCGACTATCACGCAAATTGAACTTCAGGCCGTCGTTGTGCCTTATCCGGGGTTCAGCCATCAGGATGCGATTGACGGCGCAACGGGAATGGTCATGACATGGCTCTCGGTCGAGAACTGGGGCGCGCCGCCCGGCGGCGACCAGCCGATCGAATGGGCGAACGACAACACCGTCTGGTTGTATGAGGCCGTGGATTGGCTCAACCGTGGTGCCGGCGTCTATCGCGTCAAGTCCGTGCAGATGCGGATTCCGCCCAATGCCTACGCGGCCGCAGACATCGTGCTACCGGGCATCGCGCCGATTCCGACAATCGACGAAGCCCACATCCACATCACGGCAGAAGATTCATGACGGAACCTCCCGTTCATACTCCGATGGGCTTGCGCCTTCGCGAGCGCACTCAGCCCCTCGCGCCACACGACGCTGACTACGATTACGCACATGCCTATCTGAGTGAGGGCATGATGCGGCCGTGGGAGCAGGTGGCTGAGCTTGTTGATCCGCCTGACCCGTATCCGCCATGGGCGCCGCTGTTCAACGTCTACATCTGTCCGGACTGGGCGTTGCCGTGGCTTGCGCAGATCGTCGGCGTGCGGCTGCCTGCAAGTCTTACACCAGATGATGCAGTTGCTGCCATCGTCGGCCTCGCCGGTCAGGCTCGTGGTGGACCGGCCGCGATCAAGACGGTTGTTGGACTGTTCTTGACTGGCAGCAAGAGCATGTACTTCCGCGAGCGCGATGGTGGAGATGCATATGCTCTTGAAATTGTCACGCTGGAAGGTGAGACTCCAGATCCGGCAGCCGTTCAGCGCGCCATCCTCAGCCAGAAGCCGGGCGGCATTGTGCTCAGCTACCGCACAGTCATCGCTTGGGACCACGAAGCGCTGGCCTCGTACGCTTACCTCCACAGCGAGCTACCAACGATCTACCCAACTCATCGTGACCTACAGAGGGGGCCAGTAACATGACATACGTCAGTGGTCGCACTCCGATCTTGGCTCTGCCGTATGCGACGCCTGACGACGACGTCAATGTCGCGATGGAAGAGCAGCAGATGATGGAGGCGGTCGAGAATCTGCTTATGACGCGCCTCTTCATCGTCGGAGAGATGCGGACGTTCGCCTTCACGACTCCGCCGCATCCCTTCTGGATGAGGTGTGACGGCACAATCAAGGAGCAATCGGCATACCCGGAGTTGTGGGCAGCCATCGGTCCGACCTGGAACACCGGCGGTGAGTCGCCAACGCAGTTTCGCATTCCTGCGACGCCTGGTAGAGCACTCGTCGGGGCTGGCGCAGGACCGAGCTTGACCGAGCGGTTGGTTGCGACACGCTGGGGCGTCGAGGCCGTGGTCCTCACAATGGCGCAGTTGCAGCACAGCCATGCAGTTTCCGACCATCTTCACTCGGTCGGCAGTCTCTACACCGGCAATCACAACCACGGCGCCATCACGGGCGTGGGAGCGGGCGCTGAGACGGCAGTGCAATCGCTTGCTGGCGGTCCCCTCTACATCACACGCGGGCTGAGTGCCGGCGGTTACCATCAGCATGGGATCAACACGGACGGCAACATTGGCGTCTACGGCAACACAGGTGCCGCTGACAGAACGCTCTGGGCAAATGGCGCACGCGCGGACCAGAGCGGAGTTGGCGGTCCGGTTGGGCACGACAACACGCAGCCGTCAATCGCAGTTCCCGTCTTCATCTACGCAGGGAGGGCATAATGTCAGTCCAAGTCTCAGTCACAGTCAGCTTTATCGCTCCGTCAGGAACCGAGGCGCGGAATCTCATCAAGGAGATGAACGTTCCCGCCGGTAGCTCGATCCAGGCAATCGTCCACGAGGAGCTGGCTGATCTCAGCGGCATCGTTCAAGAGGACGGGTCGATCATGTCGCATGTCGACATTGCGACGCAAGCGACTGAGGCCATGGTGGCTACCGCTCCGCCTGAGCCTGAGGAGGCGGCTGAGGAGCAGCCGGTCGAGTGAAGTGTGGTTGCTCGCGATTCTTTGCGTGGCAATCTTCCTCTGTGTTCTCACGGTTCTGTTGGTTCTATGCTCCAAGCGCTAGCCTGACGTCTTTAGGTTAGCTTTATGAGGCTAAGGTAGACTCCGGCTAGGCGGGCGGCAGGGTGAGCCCGCCGAGACTGAGCCAAGGACTGGAGTCTGATGTCTGGATGGGATGAGTTCGACCGGGAGGATCTGGTCGACAACATGGACTATTGGAACGAGGTGCGCTGGGGAGGTGACGCCCGTTCCGACGAGGAGATCAGGGAAGCGGCGGCCAGAGAACTGGACGACGATTTCATTCCCTATGACGATGAGGAGGTATGTGACTGATGGAACAAATCTCAGCGCGTGAGAAGCGGCTCAACGCTCAGGCGATGGCACGCCTGTACAGCGCCTACACGCCCACGCAGCTGAGGCGGCTGATGTACATCTACCGCGAGACTGGCAATCTCTCTGAGGTTGTCGGGGCTGAGAACAAGCGTGCGATCAAGCGCGCTGTGAACTACAAACTGTTGTAAGGACTGACAATGAAGCACATGAGTGATTTCGAGCGGCAGCTCAGCGCGGAGCTTCTGGAGCACAGGAAGCAGTTGGAAGTGGAGCACATGGAGCGCGTCGGGAGGATCAATGCGGCGCTCCGTGAGCTGAACATTCCGGAGGGCAAGATCACACCGCGTCCCCGCATGGAGATGCGTGTGTCGGCGGGGAACGGTGTAGTTGAGGAGCGGCTCGCGGCCTAGCTTCCGCGCCCCTCATATATCCACCCGTAGTCATGCCGTACTCATCTTCTCCGGGCCTCCGAGCGCGACCCCCGGCTAACGGACCTGAATAGGCGACCTTCACCGGGAAATCGTGGCTAGGAAAAAGAGCAGGCGCGCAGTGTTACTACTGCATCGACAGCGGCAGGCCCCGTGGATGTACTATTCGCGGTGGGCTCCGCACCTGGATGAAGATGGCCTTTACGCGGTCCGCTCAAACACGTATGGCGACGTGATGCGACGCTACCCCAGGAAGCGCTATGACCGTGCGCAAGCCTTTGCCGATCTTCTCAATCGCGAGGAAGTGAACGCAGCCATTCAGGTTGCGGCGAGGCGGAGGATATGAAGAAACGACCACAAGGAGAGTTTCACAAGCAGCTACCGATGTTCAAGATGGAGTACACCGGCGCCGGTTGGATGCGCATAGAATGTACCCGATGTGGGGGCGTCGCCTGGGTTAGACGCGGACCTTGGCTACACTCAATGCGCAACCGCCACCTTGTAGCTCGCGCCTGTACGTACTGCATGAAAGTCAGTCGAGTTCTCTAGCAGGGAGAAAGGAGCAGCACACCTGGCTAACCAGTGGGGCTATACCGAAGTCACGTAGGTGGCCCTGGCTAGACAAGGAAACAACTGAAAGGCAGTGATGAAGGTTATCTCTGTTGTTTCAATTCTGATGCTCGCAGCCCCGGCAGTCGCGTCCGCCCAGGTTGCCGAGCATAACGTGATGAAGCAGAAGCGTCACGTGAACTACCGCCATGAGGGATGTAACACGCACAAGTGCGACAGGCGGATGGACAAGAAGTCCCACATGAAGACCCTTCACAAATGGTGGAGAGCTACTGCCCCGTTCCGAGGCTGGCTGCGATCTACCCGGATGTGTGAGTCAGGAGGCAACTACCGCACCAACACGGGCAATGGGTTCTACGGCGCCTACCAATTTGTGCTTAGCACTTGGTGGTCCGCCGGAGGGCACGGATACCCGCATCTCGCCGAGCCGCTGGAGCAGGACTACCGCGCGGTGGTTTGGCGGAAGATGATCGGCAATCCGCACTCGCCAGGAGGTTGGCCCGTTTGCGGGTAACTTGACCACATAGATCACCAACGTGGGCTGGCTGGCCGCGACCCCTCCCCCCATCCGGTCAGTCAGCCCGCCTTGAAGGAGGAGTATGGCAACACACGATAACAGACTCGAATACACGCGCGATCAGCTATTGGAACTCGCGCTGACGGACAACCCGCTCAAGCGGCTGATGCTGGCGACCGTGGACTGGGCGCCGTTCCAGCATCTCGAACTCGCGGGGCAGTTGAAGATGTCCGGCGATGAGATGGTCGCAGCGTCGAATGAGTGGCGCGAAGCGCATGATCCGGCGAAGATGCCGTCCATGCATCTGGAACTCGACGCGGCCGCCAGAAAGGCAGCCGAGACAGCTACCAAGGCCCTGATCGACGCGGCCGAGGCGGCGTTTCAGCTATACAGAGTCACCCAACTATGCGAGTGCCGACGGTGCCAGGCAAGGCGTCAGCGTCGCAACGCAAAGTCAAACTGAAGTTCAGGACTCCTGAGACAAGGCAAACCTGGGCCGTGATTGGACCATATTGCGAAATCAGCGCAGACGGGCGCAAGATTGACGTCTGGTTCCCGTACGCGCCAGACACAAAGGATGCCGTCAAGGCACTCCCTGGACGGTTCGTACCCAAGGAGGATGGAGGACCATACTGGACTGTTCCGCTTGACCTAGATGTCGCTCGGCGGTTGCGTGAGATCTTTGGTGACGATCTTGACATGGGTCCGAGCATCGAGCGCTGGGGATGGGAGCAGCGCAAGATCGAACGCAATCTCGCGAAGATCGCCATAGCCGACGATGCGGGGTTGAAGGTGCTCCCCGAGGTACTGCCGGACTTGGCTGAGTTCTTGCGACCGTACCAACGGGCAGATGTTGCTTTCATGGCACATGGCAACATCATCAACGCCAATGAGCCGGGCCTCGGCAAGACGGTTGAGACCATTGCGGCCGTGTTCGAGGCTGAGCTAGACGATGGACCACAACTCGTGGTGGCGCCCAAGACCAGCCTCGGCACTGTCTGGCAGTTTGAGCTTGACGAGTGGGTGGGCGATCCCGTCTACATTCTCTCTGGCGATACCACACGTGGGGAACTGGACACCATTTTGGGTAAGGTTCTCGCACACCAGAAGCGCCGTGAGCCATTCTGGTTTGTGACGACCGCAGCACAGTTGCGCAAGGGCCTACCTGCGTTGCTCGCGAAGATGAAATGGAAGACGATCATCATCGACGAGTACCACACTACCGGCCTCGTTACTGTGTCTGGTGATCTGAGCAAAGGCACGCAATTCGGCAAGCTCGTGCGCGGCCTCAAGCGTGAGCGTCTGTTCCTGGTCTCGGGTACGCCAATGGGCGGAAAGCCGATCAAACTCTGGGGCGCACTCCATCATATCGATCAGATCAAGTTCTCGTCCAAATGGCGATGGGCGGAACTCTGGCTCAACATCGAGGCAGGTTGGGACGGGCACAAGAAGATTGGTGGCATTCAGCGCGGCCGTGAGGATGAGTTCTACAAGGCGCACGCGCAGTACATTGTCAGACGGCTCAAGGCAGAAGTTGTGCCCGAGCTACCGCCGATCCAACGCATCAATGTCTGGTGCGATATGACGAAAGCGCAGCAGCGCCAGTACGCGAAGATGGAGCGCGACGCGGAAGTCAGGATTGACGAGTATCGGCTCAGCGCCGTCGGCGTGCTCGCGGAGTACACGCGCCTCAAGCAGTTCGCGAACGCAGAGTGCTCCATTGCGACGCGGCTGAAAGCAGACGGCGAGGAAGAAGTCAGACTCATTCCGATGAACTCTGGCAAGCTTGACTTCTTGGTCGAGAGACTGGATGAGGTTGGCATTCGCAAGAAGGATGACGAAGGCGAAGCTGTCGCAGTCGTCGCGAGCCAGTCTCGGCAGATGGTGGATTGGGTCTGCTTCATGCTCAACAAGATGGGCATCAAGGCCGAGAAGATCACTGGCAAGATTAGTGAGCGCAAGCGCAATGACTTGGTTCGCCGGTTCCAGAGCGGCACAAATGCCCCGCGCGTGCTCTGCGTCACGACGACCGCTGGCGGAGTTGCGATCACACTCGACCGGGCTGACACCATCCACATCCTCGATGAGACTTGGAACCCTGACGATCAGGAGCAGCTAGAGGATCGCGTTCACCGCATCAGCCGCATCCACCAAGTGACGGCGTACTACTACAGGTCGATTGGGACCGTTGAGGAGGACATCTATAAGGTAGCGCAAGACAAGCACATCACGACCAAGAACATCCTCGATGTGCGACGGCAGATCTTCAAGGAAAGGGGAGCAGATTAGTGCCTAGGGGTAGACGACCAGATCAACCACCGCCGCCGCCAACAGGACTGCCGCCGAACTTCGTACAACAGCGTGACCGTGAGATCACACGCCTGTGCCATGCGTTGACATATCTCGTGGAGCGGGCGGCGGAAGCGCTCGACATAGTGATCGAGCAATTCGAGGAAGAGCAACAGGAGAGGAAAGGTTCATGAAGGGATATGTCGCGGCGATTGCCGCAGCAGTCAGTTTGGTCGTCGCAGGAGCCGCGAGCGCCGACCAGGACAAGGGGTGGATCTGCCACGGGCAGAAGGATGGCTCCTTCGCGCTGATCGATGTCTCGACCGACTCGGTGCACTGGAAGAAGGACAAGCCCGACGGCAAGGATCACGAGCCAAGTACCGACAATGACGGACACAAGCACTGCGGCAAGCCTGAGGAGCCGCCGACGCCGGTGTTCACCGGCAAGCTAGACTTCGAGCTAGTTCAGCCCGGCTGTGCCGCGGGTGAAGTCGGAGTGCCCGGGTTCACGGTGACCGAGCAGACGTTCGAGGATGGCGAGATGACCGACGAACAGGTCATTTTTGAGTATCCCACCACATGTATTCCCATCGTGCCGGGACCGCCTGGCCCGACCGGGGCGGCTGGAGCACCCGGGGCGCCTGGCGCCACTGGTGCTACCGGACCTGCCGGCAAGCCTGGGACCACGGGCCAGAGCGTCCATCGCTGCAAGTCCAGGCGCTCAGTGACGATCACGCTGCCTAAGTCGTTCACGGGCGCCAGAACCGTCAGGGTGACGGTCGGCAGCAAGGTCAAGATCCTCAAGGTCAAGTCGGGCCGCAAGGTCACGATCAGCCTCAAGGGCATTCGCGAGGGCAGTGCCGCAATCCGAATCAAGAAGGGCAGACTTCACTTCACCAGGCAGTACGCTGTCTGCAACGAAGGCAACTTGACCGGCGTCAACGTGCCGGTCGCCGAATGAAGTACCCCAACACAACCGGCGCCACAAGGCGCCAAGAAAGGAGCGACATGCGTCGCTTGCTGTGCCTGGCCGGACTCTCGGCCGTGCTACTCATCCCGGCCGGGGCCTCCGCCCAGGCGCCCACCCTCGACACCGCCGGGGCGCAGACCGCCACCGGCAACTTCGTCCAGAGGCATGCCAGGGACATCATCGATGCCCGTGGGCGTGCCTCGCTCGATGCGCCCGCAAGTGACCTCAACTGCGTGCAGCAGACCGCTGCGCGATTCCCGAGGTTCTACTGCGAGTTCTCGGCGGACATCAGCGACCGCGTGTTCCTCGGGTTCACGCGCGTCCACATCCGCAGCGTCCATGGCGGCCCGCAGCCTCCGCACCACACGAAGATCGTGCGGCGGTTCCTGGTCCGTCACTTCCACTGTGTCGGCGTCGTCCAGGTCCGTGCCGCATTCTTCCGGCCGAGCGTGAGCCTGGTCGCTAAGGACTGCGTCCAGGGACGTAGCACGTTCGACACCGGCCCGTCGGATGACGCGGCCCCGGCCCCTGCCCCGACGGCATCGGCCTGATTCATCTGGGGGCTCCGGCGTGGTTTCTAAAGTGGGGGCCGACGCCGGAGCCTCCACCCTAGTGGAGGGGATATGAGACAAGCTATAGCACTCGCCGTCTGTCTCTTGCTGGGATGCTCAGCATTCGCTATCGCCAATCGTGTCGAACCCGCAGCTCAGCCTGCGGCAAAGACAAAGGTCAAGACCGTGCGCGGGAAGACCGGCAAGCGCGGTCCGCGCGGTCTGCGTGGCCCACAGGGACTGCCGGGTGACCCCGGTCCGCCAGGTGATCCTGGACCGCCTGGCAATGATGGGGCTCCCGGTAATGACGGGGCTCCCGGCCAGGACGGACAAGATGGTGCTCCCGGTGCTCCCGGCCCTGCCTGCCCGGATGGGGCGACGGCAACGCAGGAAACAGTCATGCTCGATGGTGGCGGTACGGCCAAGGCCGTGCTCTGTGTGGTGCCGTAATGCAACGGTGGGAAATCAGCGTCAAGGAGGTTGTTGAACGGAAGTACATCGTCTATGCGACTTCCCCTGGCGAAGCAGTCGAGACACTCCAGGAGGGCATCTTCACCAAGGTGGAGGACAACGACGGGACGATTCAGGAAGTCCTCAGCGTCGTCGAAGCACCAGAAGTTCCCGGGTGAGGCCTTTAGGTTCGCTTTATGAAGCGAAGGTAGACTAGAGGCTCGCGCTAGGCCGAGCGCGTCATCGCGGTTCCGTTGACTGGATACGGTGTATCTCCAGTCCGCCGCCCAGTCAGCGGAGCCGCCACCTTTCTACTCAGGTCTGGAGCAAGTAGAAGTGACCACTCTCGTACGAACATCTGAGCGCTCAGCGTTCAAAAGGTGCCGATGGGCATGGGACCTTTCTTTCGAACACCGCTTGCGTCAGCGGCGCGACGCCCCTGTTCTTAGGTTCGGGAGCCTGGTGCACGAGGCACTCGCGATGTACTATGTGAAGGGCCGGAAGCGCGGCATGCATCCAGCCAAGGCGTTCATGAAGGTCTACGACGCGGACGTCAAGGTATCTGGAGAGTTCGCCGTGTTTGCGGAGACTGGGGAGTTTCTTGAGGGCGAGGAATGGGTTGACGCCCGTCAGCTTGGCATCGACATGCTAGAGATGTATGTCGAGCGTTATCGTGGGGATCGAGACTGGGAAGTCCTCGCGACAGAGCAGCCGTTCCAGGTGCCCGTCTATAACCCGCGCAACGGGCGCTACATGTTCACGTATACAGGCATTCTCGACGTGATCATGAAGCAGCGCTCGACTAGCCGCATATACATCTGGGACCACAAGACTTGCCGGGCAATCGCAGATGTGCTCTTTGGGATGCCGCTCAACGATCAGTTTGGTTCCTACTGGACGTTTGGGAGCGAGTGGCTGAGGACTGAGGGCATTCTGCGACAGAGCCAGTTCAAGGATCTCAGCGGCCTGCTCGTCAACATGCTGCGACGCGCGAAGCGTGACGACCGTCCGCAGAACGCCGACGGTCACTATCTCAACAAGGACGGGACGGTCAGCAAGCGTCAACCGGCAGAGATGTTCCATCGCGAGCCGACGTACAGGTCGGAGCGCGACAAGGAAGAAGTGCGTCGTCGCGCACTGAATGACTTTCGCGAAATGGAAATGGTCCGGCGCGGGGAGCTACCAGCAGACAAGAGTCCATCCTTGTGGCACTGTAAGGGGTGTCCTTGGCTCGACGTTTGTGAGCTTCACGAAACAGGCAATGATTGGAAGCCGATGTTGGCAACAACCACGGAGGAGTGGGACCCTTACGCCCAGCACGAGATTGAGTACGACGAGAAACGGTGATGGCGACAAACACAATTGCGATGGTAGCGGCCTTGCTGGGATTGCTACTCGGCATGAGCGGATTCCTACTTGGGAAGCGGGCGCTCCGCAAGGCGAAGCAGTCAGATGAACTGGCGCGCAGGCAGTCCTTGCGTCCGTTCTTGAACGGGCACTCCTCCATTGGGAGTTGGAAGCGCGCCGCCGACGAGAGTCAGCAAGCGAGTGAGAGGAGGCGGCTGAATGGCTAAGCCGAAAGAGATTCAACCCGTAATGACGCCGGTCAACAAGATCTGCTTCATGTTGTATGGTCCGCCGGGTAACGGCAAGACCAGACTGGTCGGGTCGAGTGGTCCCAAGACCCTGATCGTCAAACCGCCAACCGATCACACCGAGAGCATTCGTGTCGTCGGCGCGGAGAAGTGGGAGGTATATGACTGGTCGGAGATGTACAACGTCCGCGAGTTCGCCAAGCACGAGGGCGCGAAGCATTACAACTGGATCTGGCTTGACTCGATCAGTCTGTTTCAGGACACCGGCCTCGACGACATCTGGGACGGCACCATTGCGCGCTATCCGCATCGGGCTGAGTATACGCTTGATAAACTGGAGTACGGCATCAATATGTGGCGGCTCCAGCAGTGGGTGCGGGACATGGTCAGTTTTCCTGGTTTCAATCTCGGCATTACGGCGCACCCTGCCGAGCTTCTCAATCCTGTGACGAACGAGACCAAGCTCCAGCCCTGGGTCCAAGGCAAGAACATGTCGACGAAGATCCAGGGCTACATGAACATCGTCGGCTACCTGGAGGTAGTCACGGACGACAAGGGCAAGAATCGACGTGTGCTTCGTACGCACGGGACTGAGCGCTACGAGGCCAAAGACCAGTTCGATGCGTTCGGCGAGGATGGCCGACTAGTCGATCCAACTATGCCCAAGATTGAGGAGGCCATCGAAGCGGCACGAGCAAGCAGACGTAACGGTACACGACCAAAGCGCGGCTCAGCCCGACGACGGCGAGTTCAGCGCGCAACAGCAAGGAGGTAGCCGGGCATGGCCCGAGTGAAGTACGACGTTCGTGGTGTTGAGGCCGGTCAGCGCAAGGTCCCGTCGCCCAACGTCTATCAGGCGAAGATCACCAGCGCGGACATCACCAAGCCCGAGGGCAAGGATGAGCGCATCGAGCTAGTGGTCGAAGTCATCAACGACTCTGACTTCAATGGCGCGAAGCTGTACGAGTACGTGAACCTGGAGTCGGACTCAGCCGCATGGAAGCTGCGGGAGCTTCTGGAGGCGGCTGGTGTCGTAGGTGAGCGCAAGTCATCGGAGTCGGGGACACTCGACACCGACAAGGACCTGGTCGGCAAGATCATCGGCATCAAGACGTTCATCCGTCCGGCCGATGACGCGCGAGGGTTCGACGAGCAGGCCCGTATCCGTCGCATGTTCCCGGCAGATGGTGCCGCCGGGAGCGGCGAATCATTCGACGAGGAGGACACCGACGTGGCCGCAACCACTGAGGACGAGTACGACGACATGCCGCTGGCGAAGCTCAAGGCGGAGTTGTCGGAGCGTGACCTGCCGACGCGCGGGTCCAAGAAGGCCCTGATCGAGCGGCTGCGCGAGAGCGATGCCGAGGAGCAGGAGGACGAGGAGCCTGAGGACGAGGACGGCGAGGAGTACACGTGGGAGGACGTGGCCGAACTCGACAAGGCTGAGCTGAAGCAGCTCATCACGGACGAGGAACTCGGCATCAAGGTGCTCCGTTCCACGGACGTGGACGAACTCCGTCTGGAGGTGGCGGAGGCGCTGGAAATCGAGGACATCCCCGAGGATGAGTCTGAGGAGGATGAGGAGCCCGAGGACGAGGGTGACTACTCCTGGGACGACATCAACGGCCTCGACCGCAAGGGCCTGCGCGAGCTCATCAAGGAGGAAGAACTCGGCATCCGCGTGACGCCCAAGTCGGATCTGGACGCCATCAAAGCGAAGGTCGCAGAGGCCCTGGAAGTCGAGGTGCCGGCCGAGGACGAGGCTGGCGATGACGACGACCAGGACGACTACGAGGAGTGGTCGCTCGATGACCTGAAGGAAGAGCTGGGTCAGCGCAGCCTCTCCGTCAAGGGCACCAAGCGTGCGCTCGTCGCGCGTCTGCGCAAGGACGACGCCGAGGAGGACAAGCCCTTCTAGGGCCTCAACAAACTTGGAGAGGACGGCGTAGGCTAAGGACAGTTAGGCGATAAGCCATGTTGGTGCCGGAACGTCAGCCAGACGTGGAACGCAGTCCGGTAAATGGCCCGAGCGGCAGCCATAGGCATGGTGAAATGAGTGAGCGGAGCGTAACGCCGGGCCGCTTGTGGGGTGGGCTTGGCCGGTACTACGCCGGTCCCAGCACCCGGGAATCCTTGGTCAGTCTCTCCAAGACTACTTGCGGGGGCAAGCACTATGGCCGCTAGCGCCAGGCAACTGTTGGAACCCTACCTGGCGGGCGCCGAGCGTCCGAATGGAGATGTAGACATGGTCTGCCCGCTCCATGACGATGCTCGGCGTTCGGCCGTGGTGAACTTCAAGACGCGCGAATGGAACTGCTTCGCCAGCTGCGGTGGCGGAACACTCGACCTACTCCTCAAGCAGCGCAGCGAATGGCTGCCGCCCGACCGCGAGCCGGGATCATCTAGTCAGAATGGCGACAAGCGACCATTTCCTGATTCGGCCCGAATGGATGGGTGGCAGTCTGCGTTGCTAGGCAACAGCGATCTTCTGGAGTGGCTCGAAGTCCGCCGTGGGCTGAATACAGATACGATTCAACGACATGGGATTGGTTGGAACGGTCAACGTTTCACAATCCCTGTCTACGATGAAACAGGCAAGCTCGTCAACATCAGGCAGTACTCGCACACACTTGACCCCAAGATGAAGAATTGGCCGGGATGGGGCAGCCCTCCGCGCCTGTATCCAATCGGGGTGTTCCTCGACGATCCAAAGGAGGTGATGATCTGCGAAGGTGAACTTGATGCGCTGATTTGCAACCAGCAAGGACTCCCAGCGGTAACTGGCACGTCGGGAGCTAAGAGCACGGGGCGATGGCGCGAGAATTGGTCCGACTGGTTCAAGGGCTTGACTGTCTATGTGTGCTTCGACCGCGACGCGGATGGGCGACGCGCGACACGCAGGATCGTAGACAAATTGACCAACGTCGCAGGCAAGCTTCTGGTCATTGATCTGCCGTATCCGATGGGATCGCGGAAGGATCTGACCGACTACTTCATCGACGGCGGCACGGTCTCAAAGCTCAAGAAACTGGCGAAGCCGATCAGTGAAGTCAAGGATGAACTTCTCTACACCCCGGCGGACTATGAGGAACTCCGGTCGGGCAACATGGAAGGGAAGTCAGTCGAGGTGGTTGGGACTCTTGCCTCAATCTTCTCAACGCAAATCCTGCTCCCTCAACGGTTGGAAGCGCGGTGTAATTATGACTGGGACCCCAAGCGGTGTGCCGTATGCCCAGTGGGTCAGAGAGGTGGAGATCTCAAGCTCCCGATTGGGGATTCCCATGAGCTCCATCTTGAACTCCTTGGCGCAAGCGGATCTGTTGAAAAGCGGAATCAGCTGTTCAAGCGCGCTACAGGCGCTCCGCACAACTGCCCCAAGGTCGTTGTCACCCCGACCTATCACTCGGCCTGGGACTGTGAGATCAGAAACGGAAGCAACCTTGCCGAAGAAGCATACCCGGTGGTTCTCAGGCATGAGGGTAAGCCTCCGGGTCTCAATCAGGCGTACAGATTTCGCGGCAGGCTTCGGGTTTCGCCACGTGGTCAACGGGCCATCTTCATGGCGACCGAGTGTGAGCCTGCGGTTCAAGACCTTGACTCCTTCAGCCCGACGGCTGATGACGTCCAGAGGGCACAAGCGTGGGCGGCGCGTTTTCACGGATCACCAGATGAACGTCTTGAGCAGATTTCGGAACAACTCGAATACCATGTGACGGAAATCTATGGACAACGACTCCTACACATGGCAACAGATCTGGTCTATCATTCAGTGCTACATTTCCGGTTTGGGGGAAGTGTCGTCACTCGTGGCTGGATGGAGCTACTCGCCGTCGGAGAAACACGTAGTGGTAAATCTACGACTGCCGCCAAACTGCTCGATCTGTACGAACGAGGTCACTACCAGTCCTCTGAGAACGCATCCGTCGCAGGACTCCTGTTCGGAGTGGACAAGCGCCTCGGCTCAGGTCGCGAAACCTGGGGAGGATCAGTTGGTGTTCTTCCACTCAATAACCGTGGACTCGTCGCGCTCGATGAGGCACAAGGACTACGTACAGAACAGATTGCGCAGATGTCTGATATGCGCTCGCGCGGTGTGGTCCAGATCAGCAAGATCCGTGCGGCTGAGGTTCAAGCGCAAGTTCGGTTGATGTGGCTTGCTAATGGCCGTAAGTCGCGTTATGCCAATGGGATTGACGCGCTCCGCGATCAGATGGGACAGGCCGAGGATCTGGCTAGAGTAGACATTCCGCTCTACATCAAGGGCAATGTCGGGAGAGAGCTAGACAAGGCACAAAAGACATATGGAGGACTGGATGAAGAATCGAAGGCAGTCCTGCAGTGGCTCGTCCTCTGGGCGTGGTCACGCAGGGCAGATGACGTCAGATGGACCCGCCCGGCGCGGACAGCAGTGTGGAAGCACAGTAAGGCTCTTAGTGATCAGTTCACAACTACAATCCCCATCTTCCAGCCGAACGAAGCGGGGGTCAGGCTTGCTCGGATGGCTGTGGCTCTTGCTGCTCGCCTGTTTTCTACGAAAGACGGGCATCGTCTGATCATCAAGTCAGAGCACATCGAGGCTGCCCGCAGACTGTACGAGCGGTTCCTGGGAGCGCGCGAGCTAGGGCTGATCGAGATCAAGAAGCAGGAGATCCTGGTTGAGAACGCAGAGGAGGATCACGGACCTGAACTAAAGGAATTTCTCCAAACCGTCCCCCTCAACGTACGCCAGCAATTGGCGATGGGAGAGTTGCCTCTTTTTGGTTTCGGTGCCGTAGATGCAGGGGGTATCTACATCACGAAACTTAGCGGCATGCATGCAGTGACGGTCGATAACGCCAAGTACAATGTGGCCCCGTGGGCCATGGAGATTGCGCGGAGCATATGAAGAACAGGCGAGTAGTGATCTTGGGATGTGGTCCGGCGGGACTGATGGCGGCGTACGCGGCCGAGACCAACTCCTGTGAAGTGCATATCTTCTCCAGGAAGGAGAAGTCGATCATCCACGGAGCGCAATATCTCCACAAGCCGATCCCAGGGCTCAGCCCGAGGTACGCACCCGTGGAGTACAGGAAGTACGGCAGCGCCGACGGCTACGCACGCAAGGTCTATGGCGATCCGATGCATGCGACAAGCTGGTCGAAGTTCGAGGTTGGGATTCACGACGCCTGGAACATGCAGGATGCCTATGACGAGTTGTGGGCGATGTTCGAGGATCGCATCATCGACTGCGACGTGACGCCTCTGGTCTTGCGCTACTTCGAGCGCTCAGGAATCGACCTGCTGATATCCTCAATCCCGGCTCCCATACTCTGCGAAGACGGTCACAACTTCGAGTCGGCGCCAATGTGGGTAATGGCGGATACGGGCGGAGCACTAGCGGACGAGGGCACGCCCAACATCGTTGTCTACAACGGTGATCCTGAGTATCCATGGTACAGGTCCTCGTGCCTCTGGCGGCATGAGTTCCTGGAGTTCGGGGCTGAAGGCAGGCGCGACTTCCCAGAGAACATGCTCCGCGTCGGACACAAGCCAGTATCCCACAACTGCGACTGCCACCCTGAGTGGATGCGAGTCGGTCGATTCGGCAAGTGGAAGCCGGGTGTTCTTGCACACAGCGCGTACCAGGAGGTTGAAATTGCGTTGCACAGCATGTAGCGAGCCGATCCAGCCCATCGTGTCGATAGACATTGACGGGACGCTCGGCGACTATCACCGGCACTTCCTGAACTTCGCCTCGGCGTACATGGGCCTACGAAAGCAGGACTGGATTCAGCCCGAGGAGTACAACGGCGTGCGCGGGTTCAAGGACTGGTTCCTCGACCGGACGGAGCAGCCTGCTGACGTCTGGTACGACATCAAGCTCGCCTACCGGCAAGGAGCACAGAAGCGGAGCATGCCGGTTCGACCGTGGGCGGCCGGACTGACCAGGCAGGTGAAAGCACTCGGGGCTGAGCTGTGGCTTTGTACTACTCGGCCATATCTCCGGCTCGACGGCATTGATCCAGACACGCGCTTCTGGTTGGCGCACCACGGGATCGTCTACGATCATCTTCTCTACGACGAGCACAAGTACATGGAGCTAGCGCGGCGCATTGATCCAGAGCGCGTCTGCGCCATTCTCGATGATCTGCCAGAGGATCTGATCGAGGCCGGAAACATCTTCGGAAGGATGGTGTGCATACTGATCCGAGCGAGTCACAATGTCAAGGCAATCGACATGGACTTGCCCTTCGAGGACGTTCACGAGGGCATCTCCGCATACAACAAGATCAAGGAGCGTGTGGATGGCTGGTTCGCAGCACACGAGGAGCATGGCACTCCCGTCAGATCCTGATGATCCATTCTCCGCAGTGTTGGACCAGGTGATGGAGAAGTACCAGGATCGCTCTGCCGAGTATCCCAAGGACGATCCCTGGGGCAACGGCGGCTACCGGGCACAGCTCGTGGAGATGCGCAAGAAGCTGGATCGGCTCTGGGTCTACTTCAGCGCCGACCCGGACGCAGGTCACCCTCTGAAGCCAGAGGACGATGGGATCGACTTGATTGCGTACTGCGTGTTCTTCTTGATCCTGTTCCGTCGAGGCGACCGCGATGGGAGCTGGCCTTGGCCGACGTGATCCGCTTCGAGGATGAGACTCCTGACGGCGTTCCCTGCCGGCATTGTGGTAAGCCGATCTTCTGGGATGAGATCTGCTGGATTCACGACACCGGCTTCGCTGACTGCGGACTGGTAGTTAGCGGAGGCAAGGAGTATTCGGTCAACGATCTGAGTTTGCTGACCGATCCGGATCTGGCCGTTCAAGGACCGCATGCGGGCAAGCGAGCAGAACCAGTGGGGGATTGGAAGTAATGGCCGGTAGCGATCATGGAATTCAGAAGGGCTTGGAGGCGCAGCTTGACGTCCATGGTCGCGTCAAGCTAGAGCCCGGCGGACATCACCACAAGCAGCCGAAGGGTGTCCGTCGGGCCGCGAACGGCAATCGTCAGCCGCAACGCTGGGTAAGCGTGCATCACCACTCGACGTTCAGCTACGGCGATGGGTTCGCATTGCCCGAGGCGCACGTGCGCCGCGCGACTGAACTCAACATGGGCGCAATCACGCTCACGGAGCACGGCAATATGTCCAGCCACGTCAAGCTGGAGGCCGCCGCTCAGAAGGCGGGGATCAAGCCGATCTTTGGCGTTGAGACGTACTGTGGAGAAATCGATGAGGAGCACCGTGAGCAAAAGAAGAACCACCTCACGCTTCTGGCTGAGGATGAAGGAGGCTACAAGAACCTACTCACTCTGGTCTCAGAGTCCTACTCCAAGGGCTTCTACTACGAGCCAACAGTCGATGGACAGATGCTCTATGACCGTCGTGAAGGTCTGGTGGTGCTATCGGGTTGTCAAGGGAGCCTGCTATGTACCAGCCTCGTGGGCGGGAAGCTCATTGACCCCGAGTATGCCTCCTACGGACGCGGGCTGAAGGTCGCAGAGCGGTTCGGTCAAGCATTCCCCGGCTCGTATTATCTGGAGGTGCAAGCGTTCCCAGAACTCGACGTGACCTGTCGGTTGAATCCGATGATTGAGCGTATTGCGCGGAAGTTGAGCCTGCCTCTTGTCGCAACTCTCGATATCCACTACACGGCGCCAACGGACGCGGAGATTCAGAAGATACTCCATAACGTTCGCCCTGGCGAAAAGCGCACGCTCGAAGACATGGAGCGTGACTGGGGCTACGAGGCGCCACTATGTCTCCCACTCTCTGATCGTGTTATCTATCGGCGACTCCGGCAGACCGGGCTCTCTCACAGAGCTTCGGTACAGGCGATCCTCAATGCCGAGGAACTAGCGCAGCGGTGTACGGTTGAGCTACCCAAGCTCCCTGACATCGAGTTCCCACTGCCGCCGGGATATGACTCAGCCCGCGAGTTGATGCGTGAATGGGTCAACGATGGTTGGACGTATCGCGGGATCCACCGACTGCCTCCAAGCGAGCGGCGCAAGTACCAGGCACAGCTCGACAAAGAGATGGCCATCATCGAGCAGAAGAACTATGAAAACTACTTCCTCGTTGTTGCTGACGGCGTGGTGTGGTGCAAGGAAAATGGGGTCTTCGTTGGACCCGCTCGCGGTTCAGCTGCAGCATCACTGGTCGCCTTCCTTCTCAGAATTACTGAGGTCAATCCGCTCGTCCACACGAACCTGGTCTTTGAGCGGTTCATTGACGAGAGCCGTCCGGACCTGCCAGATATCGACATCGATTTGGACGCTGAGACGCGCTGGCGTCTACGTGAGTACCTCGCTGGAAAGTACGGCGAGTGCTACAACGTTGGAACATTTGTCTACTACAAGTCCAGGAACGCACTCGACGATGTGGCGCGCGTGTTTAGAGTTCCAAAGTGGGAAGTCGATGTGATCAAGGGTCAATTGATCGAGCGGTCGTCTGGCGACTTGCGGTCGAGTGCGACAATCGAGGACACAGTTGACCAGTTCCCGGAATCCAAGAAAGTCATCGAGCAATACCCTGACCTTCGTCGAGCGCAGGATCTTGAGGGAAACATCAAGGGCTTTGGAGTACATGCCGCAGGTCTTGTTGTCGGTAACGTCCGCAATGTCGCGCCTGTCATCAAGCGCAAGATCAACGGACGTGAAGTTGAAGTCGTTGCTATTGATAAGTGGGACGCGGAGCGACAAGGACTCCTGAAGATGGACTACCTCGGCCTCAAGGCGATGACCATGATCAACAACGCCCGACTGGAGCTTGGGCTGACCATGGATGACCTTTACAACTTGCCGCTTGACGATGAGCCGATGATTGACGTCTTTCGCCGGGGTGACGTCATTGGGATCTTCCAGTTCGAGGGACAAGCCGTGCGCCTTCTGAACTCGCAGATCAAACCGGACAACTTCGATGAGATCTGCGATGTTACCTCGCTGGCCCGACCGGGACCGCTCCACAACGGCGCCGCTGAGGCATATATGAACATCAAGGCCGGCACTGGTCAGCCCGAGCTATGGCATCCGGCCGTGGATCGAATCGTTCAAGACACGAAGTATCAGATCATCTACCAAGAGCAAATCCTACGCATCGTGAGGGAGATAGGCAACTTTGACTGGACCGCTGCCGCCTACATCCGCAAGATCATTTCCAAGAAACTCGGCGACCAAGAGTTCAACCGACAGAAGTCACGATTCATGGAGGGCGCTGCAACCATTCATGAGCGTCATCCGGACATGCCGCCGTTGCCAATCAGTGTTGCGGAGCGTGTCTGGGGATCGTGCATCACGTCGGGATCGTACGCCTTCAACTTCGCGCACGCGTGCGGGTACGGCAAGATCAGCTGCATCACAGCGTGGCTGAAGGCTCATCATGAAGCGGTATTCTTTGCTTGCAATCTCGCCGCACACGATGACGATTGGCGGCGCAACACCCTCATCCGTGATGCTATTCGACACGGAATCGAGGTTAGACCACCCAGCGTCCGCCGGTCGGGCAGGACGTGGAGGATGGTTCGCCGTAACAACGGTGGACGACCTGCTGTGCGGATGGGTTTTGAACAACTCCCTGGTATTGGGGAAAAGATGGCTACACGGATCTTGGAAGTCCGTGGCGAGAGGGGCAAGGAGCACGGCTGGGTGAATTGGGGTGATATGATCACAGTCCCTGGGATCGGTCCCGCCAAGCTTCAAAACATCACCGACTTTGTCGAGCGAGATGATCCATTCGGAGTGTTCGACGCCGACCGGCGCATTGAGGAGGCCAAAGAGGCACTCTGGAAGTTCCACATCCCACGCCCGACACATCGCAGCATTGATGTGCCCTACGAGAAGGGCAAGCAGGTGGCCGTGACTTGGATGGGAGTTGTACGGCAGCGCAACCTGCGAGACTTGTTTGAGGTCAATGCCCGCATGGGCAAAGAGATTGACCCTGAGAAGATCAAGGATCCAGAGCTGAGCGAGTTCATGTTGCTTGTCTGCGAGGACGAGGAAGACATGATGCGCCTCCGCATTGACCGTTACAAGTATCCGCACTTCAAGGATGCGCTCTGGAATCTCGAACTGGACGAGGACGTGATCTGGGCGCAGGGCTTCAAGCCGAGCTATCGTTCGGCCAGAGAGATCGTCGTGACTCGACTCGTGGTGATCGAAGTTGGCGACCGTCGCGACGAGGCTGAAGATGAAGAGTCGTGATGTTCGACTTCAGGACTCGGTCATCTGCGGTCGCAAGAATTGTACCAATTGCGGTCGCTGGCGTCACGCCTATGAATTCAACTACGAGCGGCGGGGCACTACCTACTACATGCGCTCTGAGTGTCGGCCCTGTGCGCGACGACGGCGCAGAGAGTGGTATCAGAAGCTCAGCCCCGTCCGCAAACAGAAGTTGCACGCAATCGAGCGACAGTCACGGCTGCGCCGGAACGGTAGCGACAAGGTCGATGCGTGGCCAGTTCGCCGCTGGCTCATCATCAAGATCAACGATGGCTGGGCCATCAGAGAACTGGCAGAGGAATTGGGTTTGACTCCGGATGAAGTCGTCGATCTGGCGAGAGGCTACAGAGAGGAAAGCTGGGCTTGTGACATTGTGCCTATCAGAACGGTTGAGAAGCGGTTGATGTTGCGATTTGTTGAGATCGCTTCGATGCGGCGCGAGTCACTCAAATGAGTCAAGACCCTGACGACCATACTTACCTGGCCCCCGAGGGCCGAGCGTGGGACAGATGCGTCCACTGCGGACTGGCACAATCGGCGCATCTAGATATAGGCATCCCGTACGAGCCAGATGCTCGACGGGCAAACGATCAGGAGGTTCCAGATGGCGGACGAATCATCAGGGAAGGAAGTGCAGCGGTACGCAGACGAGGCGATGTTCGAGGCGGCGCCGATGAAGAGCAAGATGCCGAGGGCGTTCCTCCTGTGGATGACGCCTGACCCGCTTGGGGCCATAGCTGCCGGCTGTCGGATGTACGAGGGCAAGCCGACATACAATCTCTACGACATCACTGACGACGAGCGTAGGCACTACTGGGAGCAGGTCCAGCAGACGCATCTGCAAGCTCCGTTGGAGCTTGTGAAGTTCCACTTCTTCATCGAGGGCGTGGACCGGGCGCTGACCCATCAGATGGTTCGACAGCGCACAGCGGTCTACATGCAGGAGTCGATGCGCTTCGCGGTCAAGAACAATCTCGCAGAAGAGACCAGCAAGCCGCCCGGTCTGCTCAACAACGTCAAGTTCACCAAGGTCTGGGAGGACACGCTCAACTACGTCGAAGCCACGTACAACTGGCTCGTTGCGAACGGGATGCCGGCAGAGGACGCACGCGGTCTGCTACCGCACGCCACTCTGACGCGGCTGAACTACTGCACGGATCTGCGCAACCTGATGGAGCACGCGGGCAACCGACTCTGTACGCAGGCGCAGTTCCACTGGCGGTTCCTGTTCGCTTCGATCGTAATGGCGATCCGCGAGTACGGCATCGACAACTTCGACTCCAACGGTGAGTCGCTGGCCTGGCAGTTCGATCTGATCGCAGGGTCGGAGTTGTTCCGTCCGGTCTGCTACCGGCTCAAGCGCTGTCCGTTCTTGGCCGAGTTCGACCGCAAGTGCAAGATCCGTGAGCGCGTTGGCCGTGGCGCCTTTGACGACATTGACGCGGCTGAGTGGATGCTCGATCCGGGGGCAGCCCGGTAGCAGAGAACTGGCTGTGTTTTTGAATCTGCAAATGCGTGGAGGTAGTTGTGACTGACGAAGACGAAGTGACGATCTCAAGCATCGTCGCGCTCCAACAGATCGTTCACGAGAACTCAGCCCGCCACGGGTTCTGGGAGCCGTGGGACGACGCACAGTGGTTGGAAGAGTTCGCGGTTCACCTCAAGAACTCAGCCGTGGGGATGGCGACTGATAACTACAACCGTATCCTCAAGATCGCTAAGGAGCACCGCGTCATGCTCCTAGCTACCAAGCTGATGCTTATGGTCAGCGAAGTGTCCGAGGCGCTCGAAGCTCTGCGCGACGAGGATCCACTCAACTTCAACGAGGAGTTGATCGACAACCTGATCCGTACGCTCGACACTCTGGCGAAGGTTCAAGCTCCAACAACAGCGATTCTTGCCGACAAGATCGCGAAGAACAGCGAGCGGGGCTACAAGCACGGCAGGTCATTCTGATGCAGTGGGTGATTATCTGTATTGATTGGAGTGCGCCCAATGTGGTAGAGAAGGACATGACCAAGGAGCAAGCAGAGCAAGGGGCCGAGATGTATGATGAGATGGCACTCAGGTGCATCGCGGTCCGTGAAGATGACCCAAGGGTTCGGTATGACTCGAAAGCGGGACGACGAGCCACTTGAGACGCTACGCGAAAGCATCCTCAAGTTGCTTGCGCACGAAGACTTGACCGCGAGGGCACTGGCGCGGTTGCTGCATCAGCCCGAGGCGGTTATGAAATCGACGCTCGCGGCCATGACTTTCAAGAACAACGAGATCTGTTGCAAGAAGGTGATGGGTCTCGTTGTGTATTATATTGGGGAACCACCAAAGGCTTTCTGGGAGGTCAAGGACCAAACGGGACATAACCTGCCTCGTCCCCGCTCCGGGTGACCGTGCCCTATTCTCGTCGGTTAGGTGCGGTCGGTCCTCGGAAGCCGGGAGAAGATGGTTCTGGCATGTTAGCGGATGGATTTATAGGAGGGTCGGCGCGCGCGGTCGCGTCGGGACTGTGAAGATGTTAGACGATGAAACTTACCATATGATCTCAGAGCTGCCAGACGATGTGTTGTCGCGGCTCGGTCGGAATCAACCAGACAAGATCCGCACACGTTGGCAGAACAAACTGCTTGATGCAGGAGTGCTGTATCAGCGTGAGCGAGGCGACCGCTTGATAGTTACGCGCGAGGCAGAATTTGCCGTGGCGGAGATATTCCACAAGCGGTTTGTGAAGGGAGGCAGGATCGCACGCGGGCGACCAGGAGGTTGGAAGAGTGGCTAGGAAGAAGCTCAGAAGGAACATGCTCTTCAATATGCGGCAGAGCATCTACAAGCCGTCAGTAGACAAGATCGTGTCAGCGTTCGATGACCTCCCCGAGGATCACGCGATCTTGGACTACACGTTCATTGATGGTGACTGGATTTTCCGAGTTCGCATCAATGATGACAAGGCTGACTCCGGCTCGATCCATCTGTATTGGGCGGCCAAGCAAGGAAGGTGATGGCGTGGTTGGGATCATTGGCGTTGATGCCGGAGTAACGACAGGACTGGCCTCTGGCATCTTCAGCCCCGAGCTACGGGATCGCACAGGGATCTGGAATGCGCTCTCCAAGGGTCGTGGTTACGACTGGACTCAGATCATCGCGCCGAGCGGCGATACAACAGACTCGGGACTGATCGTGACGACTGCGATCCTCGACCGCATCGCGGACTGGAACATCAAGGGCCTCGGCACTCGCGATGTGATAGTCGTAGTTGAGGACTTTCGAGTGCGCTCGAATCTCATGGGTGGTTCGGGTCGCGACAAGCTCGCGCCTGTGTTCATATCCGGGATGCTTGCCGGCGCGCTCGCGGGTGCTGGCTGGGGCCGAACGATGACGTACATAGATGCATCTGTCACCATGTCGTTCGCAACCGACGACCGGCTCAAGCGCTGGGCTTACTACATGGGACCTAAGCGCAAGCGCGCTGGTTGGATCCCCGGCAGACCGCATGCCACTGATGCGTGGCGACTCGTCGCAACAGGACTTCAGAGTGTCCCCTAGCTACCAAGAGCGGATCATCAAACCGGCGTGGGGCCTCTATCGAGGCAACACCTTGATCGCAACCGTCCGGGCTGATAACAAGCGGCGCGCATTCTGGATCTTCCAGCAGGCGGGCTTCAGGTGCGGCATCGGTCAGATTCGCTCGCTCTGAATTCACAGTGGACTCTTTAGGTTGCCTTTATGATTGTCTAGTATACTCGGGCTACGCCCCGAGCGGGGACCAACACGAAAGACTGGAGAACGAAGTGAGCTTTGGATATGACCCAGAAGTGCCTGTGGGTTACCAGGATGCCGACCTGGAGATGGCCGAGATGATGGCCGACTCCGCGCGGCTCGCGCAGCTGCGCCGGCAGGGGATTTGCTCCCACAGCTGGATGCTGGGCACGGGCAACAACGTGAACTACTCCGGCGATGAGATCGCGGAGATGCGTACGCGCGGGTACTTCCCGGACAGGCCGACCGATCCGCGCATCGGCTGCCAGAACGACATCCCCCTCGACCAGCGCCTCTGCCTCGACTGCGGGGAGCTTATTGACGATCCGCTGGTGCGTAGGTGAGGAGCCACGCCCAGGAGATACTGAGGATTCTCGCAATGGACGAAACCAAGATCATCACGACGGAGGACGGGGTCACTCTCAGGGAGGGTGACCGCGCCTACAACTACTACGACATGAAGCCCGGCATGATCGAGGCGATTCACGAGGACGGCTGGTTCCGTTTCATCCAGGCTGGCGGCAACGCCTTCCTGAACGGCCAGCGTGTCTGCTCGATGGAGTTCGCGATCCGCCGAGGCTTCAAGGGAGCTGAGGATGCGTAGCAACATCCAGTATGACTGGACGCGGCTGCTCCTGAATCCGGATGCGCCCGACGCGGAGGACTGGACCATCTCGAAGGTGGGCTGGCCAGCTGAGTCGGGCGTCCGGTTCAGGACCGGCGGCGTGAACGGCCGCGACGCAAAGATGACGGCGGTGGGCAACCTCGCCGACATCTCCGAATGGGGCGTCGATGTGGCGCTCTACAACGACAAGGGCGAACTAATCGCCACCGCCCGATATGGGCTAGTACGACTGGAGAGTGACAACGATGCCTTTGAACACGCAGGTTGAACGCGACGGCGAAACGCTGTCGATTCCGTGGGGCCACTTCCACGTTGCGGCTATGGCCGTAGCGACGATGTACGAGCACCCTGAGATCTGGAAGGACGCTCGCCCCATCGAGGGCGTGATCGAGGACTACCCGCTCGCGCCCATGCCGTTGACGCCGAGCGACGTGTTCCTCCTCGTGGACTACGGCGTCCTCGGCGCCATCTTCCCTGAGGGGTCCTACACCCTGAGGGACTCCCACGCGTTCATCGACACGACGGACGGCGAAATCTTCAGGCTCGAGCCTGGTGACGTTCTCCGGGTCTGGAGGGGGATGTGAACCTCCGCCGCCTCGCGTACACGATCTTGGAGCGGATCGACTACTGGCTCGATTGGCTGGACGACCGCTACCCGAACGTGCGCCCGTTTACCCACCTGATCTGGCCTCCCGGCAAGGTCTCGCATGGCGACTACCGGAGGCTCAAGTCATGAAGTTCTCTTTCGTCATCAACGTCGAGACCAAGAACGACGGGCTCACTCGCGACACAACCGAGGATGAGCTTGCGACCATGCTCTTCGAGATGATCCACAAGAAGCTGCCTCGTGCGCCGTGGATCATTTCGATTGAGTTGTATGATCGGAAGCAGGTGGAAGGCGAATGATCGTTCGAGCTTTCACTGGCCCTTCGACTCTGACTGAGGAGCAGATCGATGTGATCTGGGATCACGCGCTCGCGCTGCCTCAGCCGGATGTGGCGCGGACGGGTCTGGCCTATGGCGTCGATTCGGTCGTGGCTGAGTGCATGTATCGGGAGTACCACGAGACCAAGCACTCGCTATTCAAGCCCGCCGCGCCGTACAACGACAAGCTGCTCGCCTGGCTGACGTCAGGCGCGCTCCCGAACAGGAAGGTCGAAGTCATTGACTGTCCCGAGCGGGAAGACAGGTCGTCGGCATACCGACGACGCAACGAGATGATGGTCCACAACGCAACGGAACTGGTTGCGTACGTGCGCGAGCCGGAGTTCTACAGATCCGGCGAATGGATGACCATCAACATTGCCCGGCGCGAAGGCGTGCCGGTAACTATCTACACGATCTGAGGAGATCAAATGGCAAGGAAGTTGAAGAGTACCTTCAATCCCTACTGGTTGGTTAGCGGGGGTGAGAAGGACGGCATCCAGGTGGCGAGCTATTTCCACGATGACCGCTATCTGGAGATTCAGGTCCTGAACTGTGACGCCAGGTTCAACCCCTGGACCATCACGGTGACCGATCTGATCGACGGTCGGTCCATCACGTTGCGCGGCGACGGGCAGAAGAAGCTGACTGCGCTCGCCTTGGAGCAGGTCAAGGAGCCCATCTTCTGCCGGCACAACCGGCTGGACGCGACCTGCCCCATCTGCTCCAGGAAGGTGAATCAGGAGGCAGCGTGAGCTGGCAGGACTACAAGCTGTTCTACGACAAGCGGCGACAGCCGCCGAATGGCAGCCTCTCTGCGTGGGTAAGAGGCCCGCGTGGAGGGGCGCAGTTCGTGGGTTACTTCACCCCGGACGAACTCGACCAGCTTGCGTTGGAAGCTGCTAGGGCAGCCGAGCGGGAGCGCATCGAACAGGAGGGATGATGAAGAAGGGCGACCGGTTCACTAGCGCTGCGGGAGAGATCACCGTACTGCGAGTGGGTCGGTCGCGGGACTGGGCAGATATCCGCGTCGAGCAGGAATCGCTGATCTCGCCCGTAGTGTGGACAAAGAGACAACCCCTTGTGAACGGACAGTTCACATTCCAAGCAAGAAAGGTATCGATGAGTAGGATCATTTTGTCAAAGTGGGACAACGGGGACCAGCGAGTAGTGGTCGGATGGGACCACCCCGCTGGCGGCGCGTACTGGCAGGAGTTCAACAAGGAGCCGGACCCTGACCCGGAGACTGGCGAGCGGGACTGGCCCGAGGACTGGGAGGAGATGATTCGGTTCGGCGGCTACGTCGAGGGCATCTCTCTGGACGCCTTCCGCAACTCTGTGCCCGAGGACATGCGACCAATGATCACAGACGAGGTCATGGCATTGCTCGCGGAGCACGCCAAGGACCCTGACTCGGGCTACCGGCGCCAAGCCATCGATCTGAGCGGAGGACTGGATGACTGATCACGTCCTCGATGGGATGGCAGACGAACTGCGTAACGTTCTGCGTCAGCGCGGGCTCGACCCCAAGAACCCGCCGGTGGGGCAAGGCATCCCGACGCCGCCAGCAGAGGCAGCGTTCCAGGAGTACACCCGCCGTGGCGGGAACCAGTTCCAAAACGCCGACCGCATGGTCAGCGCTCTGATCACGAAGGTCCAGAACGGTCGTTGATCCTCTATTACGACAAAGACGGGAAGGGCATCGATCACCACGAGTGGTCGATGCACTTCCATGATCTGTCGTATAAGCATGTCCGAGTTACTGCTATTGACGATGATGTTGAAATCTCGACCGTCTGGGTCGGAATCGACCAGGGCTTTGGCATGGGTGGACCACCGCTGATCTTCGAGACCATGATCTTTGGAGGTGACCTCGACGGCTACCAATGGCGCTGGCCGACGCTCGAAGCGGCAGAGGCCGGACATGATCAGGCAATCGCTCTTGTTCAAGAACATATGGAGGTTGATAATGGCTGACCTATGCCCCGATTGTGGGCATGCCCTACCAAACTCGGTGCCTGTGAATTACTGCAACAACTGCGGGCACCCAATCAATGATCAGCCCGTCGAGCGCCGGGACCGGACCGACGAGGCCATTGAGGCACGTGAGGCGCTACGTCGCCGCATGGAGGGAAACCAATGAATGTCTGCAGGGACGGTTGGATCTCAGCCGCGTCGGGGCACGGCACGTGCTCGCACCACGGCGGTGTCGCTCACAAGCTGCCGAACATCCTCGTGCTGCTCGTACTTGTCAAGGTGCTTGCGCGATGAACGTCCACTATTTGGAAGAGTGCGTTCAGGAGATGGAGGCATTCCTCGACGCCTGCTACGCCGGAGAGCCCACGAGTGGAACGCTCATTGTCGATGGTACGGCTTTCAGCCCCTCGCTACGTGCGCTCCCGGGTGCGGCTGAGGTCTGGGAGTTTGGCAATGACGAGGACTGGGAGCTGTTTGCGAACCGCGCCGACGACAAGACGGAACAAGTGGGCTTCGCCTGGGAGGAGGGGATGCTGCGTGCTTGAGATCCACTGTAACCGGCGCTTGTTTCTGGATGTGATGCGATTGTCTCCTGAGATGCGGGCCGAACTTGAGCGCGATGCGGCCGCGTTCGGATTTGTCGGGGGACTGGATGGCCTTCCAAGGCCCCTTGCGGGTGAAGCGCTTCGGATGAATGACGAGCTACTCCAGCTTCTGACGAATGCGCAGATTCAAGCTGCGACGCCAACGAACGATGACTGGACGCGGAAGGTCGCAGCGTACGCATGGCACATGCTGCGTGAGCGGATTGATGTCTGGGAAGGCTTCCCACAGATATATGCCGAGTATGACCCCAGCTGGCAGATGAAGATGGAGCATGAAGATTTTGGCGGCGTGGGCGTGCTCGTCTATGACACTTGGATCAGCCCGTATGAGTTAGAGCGGTACTTCGCCAATGCCTGGCTGCGAGCGGCCGTGTGGGCGAAGTCCGGCCGCATCGGTCAGCCTCCGAATGTGTCCGGGGACTGGTCTGACAACAAGGGTCATGGGATTGCGAACTTCCGCCAGAATGTGGCCGAAGTTGAGCGTTGGTACCAAGTCCAAAAGAGTGAAATCCGCTGGGGCAGCGCGGCAAGTGCGTTCCCGGGAGTGCGAGCCGAGCACTTTGCCTCCGGACCTTGCATCGGGCTGAGTGCCGCTAGTGATGCGCTGTTCGACTGGCCTGAGTTGCTAATCCGTGTCAACGAGCTGAATACGTTGATGGTTACTGCCAATGTAATGCGCGGATTGAGTGCTGGGTTCGATGCAAGAATTCGGCGCAAGCTCAGCGGCCGCCTCCTGCGAAAAATGCTCTCGTTTCGCGATGTCTACATGAAACCACACTACGGATTGATTGCAGCAATGACCGGATTTCCGCCTGATTTTCTGGGGAGTTGAGGGGGTTGATGGTATGTTTTCCTCTCCCCCGCGCGCGGCCGTTACGCGCACGGACGGAGAGGAGAGAGGAAGTACAGAGGAGAGAAATTGAGAGAGAGTGATCATACTAGGTACTACTCTTTCACTCGCTTTTTTTCGAGCTACTCGGGGTGCTTTCCCGTCCGTCCGTACGCGCGAGACAAGAGGATGGTGGTGGGAAATCGGGCCGGAATCCACACCGCAAACACGTCACGATTCGGCCGAAATTGTGGAGAACTGGCCATGATTTCTGGTGTGACGAGGCATGAGGGAGACTGGATGGCTTTTTCATTTTGTGACGAGGTGACACTAACTGTGTTCCGGTGTGACATCGCACCGGTCGAAGGTGGTATGACACACCCACATCCGGTGTGATGGTCCACCCTCATCCGGATGATTGATGCTCTGGCAGTGGGTGCAACACTACACTGGATGTCGGTAAATGTCGCGCGCGTCTAGCAATCTAGTAGATCATATGACCGCATTCCAGAGTGTGCCTACCGTTCGGCGTGGAATTCACGCCGTTGGCCCGTTCGTCGACAATTTCCTACCGCTGAACGTGAGTTTCCTACCGCTCGGCGCTGATATGCTACCGTTCGGCCGTTTTGGGGTACAAATGTACCCTCCTGCTCCACCCGGTTTGCGCCGATAATAAGGGCGTAGGGCAGGGACAAGCCCCGCCCGCTGAAGCCCCTAAGGGGCAGACTGGAGAATTACCATGGCTCGTAAGACCACCCCCGCCGCGCCCGCCGAGACCACGACGCGCACGCGCCGGACCCCCGCCCAGAAGATCACCGACGGCGAGCGCGCCTACCAGATGCGCGAGGCCGGTGAGAAGTGGGTGCCCATCGGCCAGGCCCTCGGCTACGGCGACAACGGCGGCATCCCCGCCCGCGAGGCGATGTACGCCTACATGGCGGACGCGGGGCTGCTGAAGCGGATCGATCCGACCGACCACGAGGCCATCGTCAAGGCCAAGCGCGGTGACGTCGGGTGGGCCGCGCTCAGCGCCCAGACCGGCCTCAAGGTCAGCGACCTCAAGGCCATCGTCCGGAACGCCGACGCCAGCCTCGTCGACAAGACCGACGCGGTCAAGTCCGCGCGCACCTACGGTCGCGATGACCGGGGCGCGGAGGGCCACGGCGCGGAGCGCGCAGAGGCCGGGCGCTACACGGTCGTCCGCCGCCCGGCGATCGCCCAGGAGGCCGACGCCAAGCGCGGCCTCATCCGCAAGCCCGCCCGCAAGCGCGCCCCGCGCGCCAAGCGCGCGGCGTAGTCAGGGCCACGCCCCTCCCGCCACGGCGGGAGGGGCCATTCCTCCCATCCCGACCTGAAAGGTAGACAATGCTGAAGTTGACTCTGACCCTCATGGCCCTCGCCTCCGGCGCGTGGGGCCTCGCCTTCACGGAGGTGGCCGCCGCTAGCCCGACGGTCTGCTGGAGTGAGGCGCACCCCGGGTGGACCGAACGGCTGTGCGGTACTCCCGCCCAGCGCGCGGTCGCTCCCAGCGTCACCCCATGCGGGGCTGAGGACGGCCGCACGTGGACGTGGAGCCGATGCGGCGACGGACGCCGTGGCGTCGTGACCATGTGGGGTACGCCCAAGGTCGTCACGTGCGGCGGCCTCCGGTGGCTAGTCCGCCACGGCGACCTAGACCCCCACACGCCGTGGCTCCGGGGTGACCGCTCATGCGGACGCTCCTGAACGTAGTGCGTTGGGTGGTCGTGGGCGTCCTCGCCTACTGGCTCATCCAGCTGGCCGTGATGAACCTGTTCGCAGTGTAACATCACTTTGGAAAGCGGGCATTTATGCCCGTTTTTCATGGGCTTTTGGTTTCATCATCCTCCGCCATCCGCCACCATCCCCAATCCACCGCTTTCCGGAGCGAACGCACGTTCGAGAGAGCCTTCCCAAATCTTTATGAGAAATTTAGTGCATCTTTAGGTTTGCGAGTAAGATACAAAGTACTGTACCCAACGCGGGAAGGAGGCATATACATGAGTCCCGCACCGAGGCGCGGTCGCGCCAAGCCCAAGGAAGACGCACCGGCGGCCGCAACAACCAGCAAGCGCCGTGGGCGCGCCAGCAAGGCCGCCGACGCGGACACATCAACCAACGGCGAGGGTGACGCCGAGGACGCCACCCCAACGCCTGGCCGCGCCAAGTTCACGCCGGAGCAGCGCCTGGAGATGGGCGAGAGAATCGCCGAGATGCGCGACGAAGGCACCCCTTGGCTGGAGATCGCTGAGGAGCTCGGGCTGAGCGGCGGCGTGCCGGCCCGGCAGATGATGAACGAGTACCTCGCAAGCACGGACCCCGAGTTCAGCCTCGACCCGGATGCCGACGACTTCGCCGACACCATCGTCGAACTGCGCGACGAGGGCACGGGCTGGGGCGAGCTTCAGGCCCGGAGCGGGCTGAGCAAGTCCGAGCTGATCGAGGTGTACACCGAGGCCGGTGGCGAGATGGCTGAGGGCCGCGTCTACCACAACGCCAAGTCCGGCCAGGTCACCCACAAGACCGGCTCCAACCGCGGAGAGAGCAACGGCGACGCGGAGGATGGCGACGAGGAGCAGGAGGCTCCGGCACCCCGGCGTGGCCGCGGGCGTCGCAGTGCGGCTCAGGAGGAGGCCCCCGCCACCCCCGCTCGCGGTCGGGGCAGGCGCGCACGCGCCCAGTCGTAGCAACGGCAACGTGCTAGGGGGCTGCAAAGCCCCCTAGCTCCAAACCTGGGACTGATCACCCCCAGGAGCCCTGCTCCCTCCCACTCACCCCGGGACGGCCAGGGCGGCAGAGGCCCCCTCACGGGGGCCTTTGTTTTGCCCAAAGCGCGCAAAATCCCGGCCCATCCAGACATCCAAAAACATGTCGCGCGACCGAGCTATGCGCCTACGTACGCGCGCGGGAATAGAGGCATCACACCGGAAAGAAGTTACTTGACTTACCACACCGCTTCCGGTAGGCTACGCCCATGCCGAAGGGCGATCTGGAGCGCTTGCAACGGGACCCTCAAGCGGACCCCATCACGCAGCTGCTCTACGCAACCCTTCACACCCGTGCTGCGCTCGACCGACTCGATCACGCGATCGACCAGGGCTTCCAAATCCCCGATCACCCGGATGACCCGGACCAGCTGTTCTACTCCCCATCCGGCAAGGCTCTGTTCGAGTACCAGGCTCAGCTCCGCGAGCAGCTTCACCGTATCGCCAAATCCTACGTCGCGCTGGGCATCGAGGAAAGGCAGATCAAGCAGATTGAGGATTGGAGCAACGTGCTGCTGCCACTGTTCACGGCGCTCATGGAAGACCCCAATCTGCGGCTCACCCGGCGGCAGCGCAGGGAACTCCCTGCCGCCGCCGAGCGAGCACTCGCGGTCCTGGAGGCACCCAAGGCAGCATAGCAGCACGCAGCGCACAATGACCCTCTCTCGTAACAGCATCGCTCCCCGCGCGCCATCAGGCCTCGGCGCGAGCATTCGCCGCAGCATGGAAGAGCGGCGCGCGAGCCATCGGTGGGTCCGCAATCCTGTCGGGTGGACGATCAACCGTGCTCGTGCCCACCCGTACTCCAAGCAGCGCGAGATCATGAACGCGGTCGTGCGTCACCGTCGTGTGTCTGTCCGCTCCGCACACGATACCGGGAAATCATGGTCCGCGGCTGACCTGACGGCGTGGTGGTTGGACGTCCACCCCATTGGCTCGGCCTTCGTGGTTACGACGGCCCCCACCGCGCCGCAGGTCGAGGTCATCCTCTGGAGGGAGATCCAGCGCGTCAAGAACAGGGCCAACCTCCCCGGCCGCATCACGTCCGGCAACATTCCCAAGTGGAAGACAACCTCCGACGAGATCATCGCCTACGGGCGCAAGCCCGCCGACCTGAAGTCCCAGGACGAGGCGTCCCAGGCCTTCCAGGGCATCCACGCTCGTTACATCCTCGTGATCTTGGACGAGGCTTGCGGCATCCCTGAGTGGCTCTGGAACGCCGTCGAGACCATCGCCACCAACCGCTATGCGCGGGTGCTCGCCATCGGCAACCCCGATGTGCCCGACACACCCTTCGCCAAGACGCACCAGCCACACTCCGACTGGCACAAGATCAAGATCAGCGCCTTCGACACGCCCGCCTACACGGGCGAGGATGTGCCGGAGAGCCTGCTTCTTGACCTGGTCTCCCCGGATTGGGTCGAGGCGCGCGCCAAGGACTGGGGCGTGGAATCCCCTCTGTACTGCAGCAAGGTCGGGGCTGAATTCCCAGAGGTTAGTGAAGAAACGCTCATCCACCCGCGCCTCATCATGGAGGCGCAACTCAGGGACCTCAGCGGCACCGCCCTCCAGATCCCTGGCTCGTTTGGTCTGGACGTGGCGCGGTTCGGGCGCAACGAGACTGCTTGCTACCGCAATCGTGGCGGCTACCTACGGCACGAGTTCAGCTACGCCAAGCAGGACACGATGGTGACGGCCGGTCGAGCCATTCGCGTGCTCAATCAGGTGAAAGCCAGCCTCGCCGGTGTTTATATGGTGATCGACACCATCGGCGTCGGTGGTGGTGTCTTCGATCGAATGCGCGAGCAGAACTTCCCGGTCATCCCCTTCGTCGCATCGGAAAGCCCATCCACACCTACGGCCAAAAAGCGGTTCGTCAATCGTCGTGCCGAACAGTGGTGGGCCTTCCGCAAGCAGTTCGAGGCTGGGATCATCGACTTGCCGCCGGATGGCGAAGACAATAAGCTCATCGCCCAACTCGGCAGTATCAAATACTTCATCCGCAGCGATGGCCGCATCCTTGTCGAGAGCAAGGAGGACATGGAGGCGCGCGGGCTTCCATCTCCAGACCGTGCCGACGCCGCAATGATGGCATGTGTGCGGCCGCTACCGCAGGCGGGCGAGTTCACGATTCCGGACGCATCGGCCGACTGGACCCTGACACAGCTGGGAGCCAACGCGGGCTTCCTGACCGTCGGCAGCGATGAGATCCTCAAGAGCCTGACGGGCGACTTGCTAGCCGGGAGCAAGTGGTGACTAGTGGACTGGGAAGCGATTGGCGCATTCCTGTCCGGCGCTGGGGCTGTACTGGGCGCTGGAGTTGGTATCCGCGCGCTAGTCAAACGACTCGACAAGCAATGCGATCTGCGGCTGGATGCCTACAAGGAAGGGTTGGCGCACGGTGAGGCTACCGGTCCTCATCATCGCGATGTCCCTGATCCTGGCGGGCGGCGCGGGGTTCCTGACGGCTCAGGCACTCAGCCAGAACGAGCCGACCAAGACCGTGACGATTGATGTCGGCAAGGGTCAGCAAGGACTGCCGGGCCCACGCGGTCCTGCTGGTCCTCCTGGGGAGCGCGGCCCTGCCGGTCCCAAGGGCGACAAGGGTGACACTGGCGGCACGACTTGCCCCGCAGGCTACGCACTCATCGATCTGGTCATCAATCATCCAGGTGGGCAGACAACCATTCTGACCTGCGAGAAGCAATGAACGACACTCACTCAATCTGTCCCAAGACCGGCATCTACCATCGGTGGATCGTCGTACATGGGCACCTACAGTGCGTGGACTGCCGTACCGTCTTGCCCTGTTGTGAGGGGGCTCCAAATGGCTGATCACTACGACAAGCTGACAGAGTCCGAGAAGGCATACTGGGACATCTACACGCGCCTGCGGGATCTCAGCGACTGGGCTGGATTCGATGACCGCCAGGACGAGGCTCGTCAGGCCGCCCGCGACTGGCTCGTCAATCAGCGCAAGTTCATCTGGCGGTGCGCTGAGGGCAAGGTGCCTGGCTACAAGCCCGGCTGGGATATCAACCAGCGCAGCCAACGCTACGAGCAGCTCAAGGACGATAAGCTCAACAATGGCACGTGTCGCCGCCTCTGTCAGCTTCCCACATCGGGCGGTATGACGGACAGCGAGAAGGTGTTCATCTCCGAGCGCGAGATGTGGTGGCGAGTCAACTCGGTCGATGATCAGACCAAGAAGTGGCGTCAGCGCAACGCCGACTGGCTCACGAGTCGGCGCAAGCAGGTCTGGCATCTGATGTACGATCCGACGCCCGACGACTTCAGCAGCAACCGCAAGGCGCGCTACAACAACCTCTGCATCGCCACCAAGACGGGCACGCCATATGATGAGTGGGCCAAGAAGTACAACACGACCACCGGCGAGCCCAAGAGCGGTGGCGGCAAGTCAAGTCGCTCCAAGTGCAAGGACTGGCTCGATTCCTACCTTGGCGTCTCGGAATCCCCGCCCAACTCCAACAAGGGCCAGCCGCAGCCCAGCAAGTGGCAACAGCGCGTGTACGGAGATGATGGCGTTCCGTGGTGCGCGTGCTTCGCTGTGTGCTCAGCTTGGGATCAGGGTATCTCTGGCTCAGGCACAGCCGGTGTTGCCAATAACACTCAGCTAGCCAAGCAGGGCAAGGGCATCTACAAGGGCTACACGACGGACCCTAGCAAGATCCATGCCGGCGATCATGCCTTCATCGGTGACGATCATACCGGTGTGGTCTACGACCGCGACAAGGGCATCACAGTCGAGGGCAATACATCACCAGGATCGGAGGGCAGCCAGTACAACGGAGGATGCGTAGCAAAGCGCCAGCGCGGCTGGGGCTATTGGACTGGGTTCGGTCTCGTCAGGTTCCCCGATGACTGATGACTCTGCCTTCGCCTCCGCAGCGCGACAAAGTGATCCTCGCCGCTGTGATCGGCGGTGGGGTATGCTTGTTTGCAGTCATCGTCGGGATTGCCATGCTCGGGTGGCATTCAAATTCAGTCACAGAGGTTGCTACTACTGGACTGACTTCAATCGGCGCCACTCTCGCTGGCGGTTTCGCCGGGTGGATCGCAAGAGGGCGCTATGAGGAGGACAGAGATGGCAGATCCAACGGCAACTGACCCGCGCGACCCTGGCTCAGACGAGCAGATGGGACCCGAGCGGCTGGACGAAATCCAGCACAAGCTCGACCTGGAAGAAGCAGATATGGTCGAGGAAGAACGTCGCACGGCAGCGGCACCAACCACCCCAACACCAGACGATACGGAGACACGAGAATGACCGAGGAAGAGCGTCACGACGAGGCCGAGCCCGATCAGCAGAGCGACGCTGACGAGCAGGACGAGGGTGGCCACGGCGCAGACCAGCCGCCCGAGGACGCAGGCGATCCGACCAAGTTCGGCGAGCCGGGGCACCCCGCACCCGTAGGGCCGCCGCAGCCGGAGGCCGAGCAGGAGGACGACGACAGCGATGACGAGGAGGACAGCGACGACGAGTCCTAGGAGGCAGGCGCAGCCACCAGCTCTGGGCGCTGGTTAGGTTGTGATCTCCCCCATAGTTGGGACCGAAAGTTGAAAGGGCAGACCATGGGAGCAGGCATCGGAACAGACTCGTTTGATCAGGCGCCGACGTCAGAAATCGGTCGCGGCGTCAGCTCGGTCTTCGAGTTCACCGGCCTGCTCCCGTGGGGTCAGTGGCAGGATGACGTCGAGAAGGCGCCAGACCTACAATGGCCAAAGTCGGTCCAGATCTACGACCAGATGCGGAACGACAGTCAGTGCCAAGGTCTGTACCTTGGCGCGACGGCAGCGATTCAGCGCTACATCTGGTACATTGACCCGAATGACTGTCCGACACAGTGGGTCAACTTGCTCGCCGCCGACCTGAACCTCCCGGTCGGGCTGGACGCTGCGAAGCAGGCTCATGAGACGGGACAGAAGCGTGGCGCGCTGCGGACGGACAACCGCTTCAGCTGGTACAACCATCTGCGCGATGCGCTCAAGGCCATGTACTATGGCTACTACTACTTCGAGCAGTCAGGTGAGATAGTGTTCGACGGCCCCAACGGTCGTCAGCGCTGGCAACTTCGCAAGCTCGCACCTCGGCACCCCCGGACGATCACCGAGATATGGGTAAGCGACGATGGCGGGCTTCTGTTCGTGAAGCAAGGCTACGGACTGGGTGCTCGGGAGGCGAGGATGCTCGGGATGCCAGTGGGGGCTCCTGAGATCCCGATTGATCGGATGGTCTGCTACGTGTGGGACCAGGAGCCGGGCAACTGGGTGGGTCACTCCATCTTCCGGCCGATGTACCGCAACTATCTGATCAAGGACCGGCTCCTGCGGGTGGACGCGATCAAGCACGAGCGCAACGGCGTCGGCATGCCGATTGTCGAAGCGCCTGAGGGTGCATCAGGCCCTCAGATCCAGGAGCTTGATCGTATGGCGCAGGAGTACAAGGTTGGGGAGCGCGGTGGGGGTGCCTTGCCGTACGGAGCAAAGCTGACGCTCCAAGGCACACAAGGGGCGCTCCCCGACACAATCGCCAGCATGCGCTTCCAGAATGAGGAGATGGCGCGTAGCCTCCTCATGATGTTCTTCCAACTGGGGCAAACTGACACTGGCAGTCGCGCCCTCGGTGAGAGTTTCATCGACTGGTTCTCGCTACAGCAAGAGATGATCGCTGATTGGATCGTGTCGGTTGACAATCCACATCTGATTGGCGATTGGTGGCGCTGGAATGTGGACGATCAGACCGACCACTTCCCGCTACTTGCGTACCACAAGGACGAGGCCGCCCAGGTACGCATGAATGACTTTCGCGGGGTGAACATGCCGCCCGAACTTCAGCCTCAACAGCAGGCGTCCCGCGCTCGCCTGCCGAGGCGTGCGTCGTCCAGTCCCGACGCACGAGCGGGCATGCCATCCCTGCCCGTAGGCGGAGCGGTGGGTAGCAACAACGGGAATGAGGCCCTCGAACCTCCTGGTCTCGTGGCCCTGGCTCCCGCCGCTCCGGCATTTCCATGGGTCGAACTGCAGCCTGCCTGGCCATACAGGCGGCAGCTGTACGATCACGAAATCCAGGCTGCGCTGAGCCCGCAGCAACTCGATGAAATGTTCACGACGGCGATTGACGAAGTCGTGCATTACTGGATGACGGCGGTCAGACCGGCTCAGCTGGCCGAGATCAACTCCAACCTGTCACAAGTGCGGACCACGGATCTGGAACGACTGGTGCGGGTTAGCGCCTCACCCCTGGGCGCTGAGGAGTTGTTTGCCCGTCTGAAGGTGGCGGCACAGGAGGCGGTGGCAGAAGCCACTCGCGAAGTGGTATCGCAAGGACAGCCGCCTCCCGCCGTCAACTGGGATGAGATAGAACTTGACCTGCGCTCAAGGGCAACCGCGATGGCAGATGTGATGGCATCGGAGCTCAGCGATGCTGCCGGGAGGACCGCGCTGAGGAGAACGTCGGACGTGATTTCGTCGCAGACGCTCGCCGATGAAGTGACGACGGAGCTTGCGGGAGTTTCCGACTCAGCCATTTCAGACCGCTTGGCCGGGACGGTTCAGGCTGCTGTGAACACGGGGCGTCTAGCAGTTTACGACGCAACAAATCAGCAGCCTGAACTGTTCGCCAGTGAGATCCTGGATCGCAATACCTGCCGCAATTGCATCCAGGTTGACGGCATGCGGCTGACCCGCGAGGATGCCGCCAGGCTCTATGCCTCGGGCGGCTACGTCAACTGTCTTGGTCGGGACCGCTGTCGCGGCACGGTTGTGGCCACCTACGCAACAGGAGAGTTCTGATGGATCTACAGGTTGTGGTTCTCGACCA